GCTACAGCATGAAGCCCCAAATTAATTGTTTTTGCAGATGAAGTATTAGTTGTAAAATTATCACCAGTATCAGATGAATTTTTCTTAATTGTAATGGTTGAATTATTAACTGTTGGAATTTCTGTATTATCAGGAAGTGCACCAACTTCACTTGCTGTATATGTTGGTTTAGTAGATGATTTTACCCAACTTGGTACATTTGGATCATCTGCAAATGAATAGTTTGATGTACCTGAACCAGGATTTAAATTTTCAATATCGCTTTGTGTTAAATAACCAGCACCATTTGTTAAATCTGCTGTATCTGTTGGTATTGTAGGCCTGTCGCTTAAATCATTATATGATCCTGATGAAGCAACTGTTGCAAGATCTAAATTAATAGTTTTATCACTACTTGCATTTGCAGTAAATGTATCACCAACATCAGAAGAATTCTTTTTAATTGTTAGTGTTGCATCATTTGCATTTCCAGATTGAACATTTGCAATTAAATCATCCACAGCTGTTTTATTATAATAATTAGCCTCTCTATCAGCAATATAACTAGAGACAGCACTAACAGATGGAACATTAGCATTAGGATCAACACTTGAACTGACTGACTGTACTAAATTAGCTGTTTTTATAAAAGTACTATCAGCTGCTGATTTTGTATAAGAATCTGCTTTAATACTATTAAGATAAGTCCAAGTATCAGAGTTTCCACCAGTTCCTTTAACTAAGCTATATACAGTTGAAACATTTTCAGCATCAGAGTCTACTAATACTAATACTTTATCATTATTTGAAAGATTTGTTGTATTAAGCTGATTTAAAGCTGATTTTGTACTGACAACATCAGCAAAATTTTGTGTTGCTTTTAATACTTCAATTTCATCTGATAAATTAGATAAAGCTTCTTCTAACTGTTCAGTGTTACCTGAACCTGATAAATTAATATTAGAAATAGCTGAACGAATAGCATTAATTGTAGGTATCTTTGATAAATTAGCACTACTAATCCAAGTGTCACTATTATATACATTATATACACCATCACCAGTATATTCACTAGATGACACTGATGGAGTGATTAGTTGTTTATTATTACCTGAAATTGTAACAGAATCTGTAAATGTTTTTGCGCCTGTAATAGTTTCAGCTGTATTGCCAGATTTATGTACATATAATGTATTAAGTGTTTCCTGCATATCTGCAGATGTATCAATTGAAGCTAGTCTATCTGTAACATATGATTCTACGGCAGCACCAGATACTAATTTATTTGTAGCTTCATCATTGCCATCTAAAACAGAATCTGAATATAATTGACTAATATAATTAGCTGTAACAACTTGTGGTGTAGCAACTATATCTGTGTTTTCATCAAAAGCCGGAGTATTTGTAATTGCATTGCCACCAATAAAGCCATTATTAATATTCAAAAAGTTGCTACCATCACTAGATGATTTATTTAATATAACAGGATTATTTGGGCTATTATAATTTTCTACAAGATTTAGCTGACTAGCTGTTAATACGCCTGAATCCCAAGACACAAATTGACTTGTATCGACTAAGTTATCATGTATAAGTGCATCAGTATCTTCTGCTGAATAAACTGTAATAGACTTATTGTCTTCATCTTCCTTTGCTAATCTAATTAAACCATCACGATTCTTTGTAGCGTATGGAATATTTATACTTACATTATAAAATGTACATGCTGCAGCACCAGGAAAACGTGCTGATAACCTTACACGTAATGAATTTCCTTGTTCTTTAACTAAAGATAATTCAGGTGACTCAGCAACAATACTACCATTAATGTCCATTAATCGTATTTTACTGATTGTATAGGCTTCATCACTGGTATCATTAAAATTTATAACAAGATAATCGCCTAATTCAGAATCATCTGATACTACAGCACCAATAAATTTGGTGATTATTTTTGTAGTACCTTCAATAACTAATACTAATTTGTCTATTAATAATGGGTTAGATTCAGTAGCTGAACCTATGCCATTTACTAAATTAAAATCAATCATAATAGCCTCTACTTTGACAAATTATAAATTATATTCATTTACTGAGTTACTTGTATTATTTGCATTATTAGTAGCATTATCTGTGCCAGCTTCTGAAATCTTTGACGCAAATACAATAATATCATTCAAATTCGTTGTATGTGAGACTTCAGATAAGATTTTCCATGAGCCAGTAAGTGTATAATTTTCTGCTTTTGATACTGATAATTCACCAGATACTGGGAAAGATAAACATGCTGGTTTTAAGTTGGAACCATCTACAATAGAACCGTATGATATTCTTGTTTCACTTCCAATGTATAAGAATAAACCGACAGATCCAATGTCGTTTGTTCCAACAGAAATTTCTCCATATACTGGTGGATTTAAACACCACTGAGTTGTAGCAACATCCCAATATGGAAGCTCTTCATCTTGATTATACCAGCATATAGGAACACCATTTTTTATATAATATGTATGTGACGGTGTTCTTGTAATACCATGTAAATCATGTAATGATTGATACGAAGCTAATTCACCATTATAATTATATAATACTTCGTTTCGTTTCGTATATTTATCAAGATGTAGCTCTTCACTGATATAATATATTTTATCAGTTGTATTAGATTTAAACCAATAATTCATACCATCTTGAGAATACCAGTGACCTGAACGATCTGGTCTTGGTTCTACATTTTGATCTACGTCTAATACAAAGACATATTTATTACCAGTATCATTTTCAATCCAAGCTGTAAATTCTTGAAGAGAATTATTATATACAGATGTTACTGTTGATCTAGTAAAAGTTACACCGTAATGCTCATGAAAATAATCATAATTTTCTTGCTCACCATTATAAAATATTCTTCTATTCTCTAAATCCATAGTACTCATAGTGTAACCTATAAAAATAATAATTTATTAGCATAATAGTTTGTGCACTAATTAAAAGTATTGATATGTTTATGGCCTGTTATAAATAAATAAATAAAGCTAATACCATATGGTATTAGCTTTATATAAACTTTAAAGTTTAATTTATGAAGGTATTTCAACAGTTACTTTGTCTTTTATACAATCTGGAACTGTTGGCCAAACTACATTTTCCGGAAAACAAGATTGTTGTGGAATGTCACGCAGTAATTGTCTAAATTGTCTTATTTCATCTTTTTGTTCTTCTAATAGTGGATAATCATTGTTAGTTAAATAGTCTGTCGCTGATAAAAGTGTATTTCTCTTATCTTTGATGTCTGAACATAATATATCTTTCTCAATGTCAAGCTTCCACTGTGGACATTCTTGAATTTCTGTAAATTTACCAGATAAATAATCTGCTTTAACTGTCTGACAAATAAAGCCATCATTATCTTCAGAACTGTCAACTCTATAAGCATACGGGACTATGCTATTATCTGATAAATGAATATTCATACCAAGAAGTGTATGCTCAGAATTACACCAAGCAACATCTGAATAATTAACAATACTAACTTCATGTTTATTATCACTCATACTTTACTCCTAGTTATGCTGATTTATATGCCAAAACATATGTATAAACTGTAGATGATCCAGAGTTGTAATAATACATATCTGTTAAAGTTGTCCAAGTACCAGATGGAGCTGCATTATTTCTGAAATATAAGTAGCTATAACCAGTTGATGCTGTTACGAGCATTAAAGTATATGAACTAGATGATAATGCTGTACCAGCACTAACAATACCAGTAGTTGTATTAGCTGGAATAGCTACACGTAAGAATTGAATTGAGCCAAGTGTTGTATTTGATGTAGCTGCTATAGGCGGTATAGTAACATGATTTGCACCAACATGAATTTGGCGCCCATATATACGATACCAATCAGCTGATGAAGTTCCTAAATACCCATAGTTTGGTGTATCTGGTCTAATTGTTGGTTCTCCACCAGAACTGTCTACAATTATATACTTTTCATCGTGACCACCAGATATATAAAGGTGTTTCCACTTACGTGTTGAACTGCCTAAATCAAAGCCAGTTGATGAAGAAGTTGAATCAGTGTATGGTATTATCCCAGCTGATGTCAATGTAGCTAAATTATTATTTGACCCGTTACGTAAAGTTGATATGCTACAATAATTAAAGTAGCCATACTGTATTTTTGTAGATGAATCGCCAACATAGTATGCATATAAATTATTCCACCTGTATGATGAACTTCCAAGATCATATGTATCATCAGCTGATGGTATTATATTAGTCGTACCACTAGCTGTTGATGTTGGATAGCTATTATTATTTAATAATCTCCAGTTACTACCAGTATATCTAAGCAAGACTGTTGAGCCACCTAGCCATGAGTTTGCTGCACCAGTACCAGCATATGATGCAAGCCTATAAATAGGTTTTGCATTCCAAGACCCAAATTTAAGTTGTGGGTTCTCAACTGAATTATAGTTGTTAAAATATACACTTACTACAGCACCGGTTGGAGGATCTGATGATGTAGTTGGATTTGGTGTTACTGATGAAGCATTCCATGTTGATCCGGATAAGGTGGCTGAGCCATACGGAATTGCGAACAAACCAGACAAAACATTCGTACTTGGATTGTAACTTAGTACATTAGCTGTATCAGTGTATAGCTTTTTATTTACAACTGAAGATGTACTCGTGTTTACAGAATTTGTAAACACTAATGGGTAGCTGCTGTTTGTTGAATTGCCTAAAATTCCAACATTTGCTGCATTAGTAGCATCAGTTGCACTAGTAGCAGTTGCTGCACTAGTAGCAGTTGCTGCATTTCCAGTAAATGTTGTACCATTTATTGTTGTAATATATGCTGATGTAACATAATTGGATTGGTTACCAATATAATTACAATATAAATAATTCCATTTATAGCCTGGTAATCCCAAATAACCATATCCGCTTGTAGTTGGTCTTATTGTTGGATATGTGTATGAGCTATCACCACTATTTCCTAATACAGCTTTATAATCGCTATCACTACCGCTTATATATATCTCTTTTAATGCAAGAAAGCTTGTTCCTAGAGACCATACATTTGTAGACTTTGGCTTAGTTATAGCGGAAGTAAGTGCATATGAACTATTTGTATTAACCTCTGTTACTAAGTAAAATACTGCTTGATTATTATTTATTGTATAATTAGTAATTGACGATACTCTAGTAGCACCAATGTTGTTACCGTTATCTGCATAAAATCTCACATAATGATTAGGATAGTTTGATTTATCACCATAACTTCTAAATTCAGAGGCATATATATAATACCATTGATAAGTACTACTACCTAGATTATAAGTATCACTAGATGATGGTACAATAGAAGAATTAGAATATGTTAGAGTTGATGAAGATGTGTATAATCCGCCGGACTGTGAATATGTACTATATGACAAACAATTCGCATATGTAGCAGAACCAGCTGAAGAGGCATAATCTACGCCGCTTGAAACAATTGAATTAACTCTATCATTTACATAATCTTTAATACTAGTCTTTGTTATAATTCTATAGTTAAAATTGTAATTATTACTAAACGAATAGCTTCCTGAGTTGTTTACTATAAAATATGTACCCTGTGATGGATTATGTTGGTAACCAACAAGCTCAAGATCATTAGATGGTATAAAGAACATTAGCTTTTCAGAAGCAGTCTGACCTTGATTTGTTAATTCAGCACAAATAACTACACCAATAATATTAATATTTGATGTAAAATTACTATCATCAAAGCATAGAAATACATAATTTTCTAATGGGCTATAGCTGCCAGACTCAATGAGAGATTTTAAAGAGCTTGTTACAGATGTTGTGCCAATGCTAAGATTATAACTAGTAGTATCTACTATTAATCTACCAAATGGAGTTACTGAGCTTAATTCATCTATTGGTATGTTTAAAGTTGTATCATATTGTACGTCTTCTGTCATACTAATACTAATACTAGTATAGCTCATGTTTACCTGATCATAGTTAGCCCACCAATGTCTGTAATCATTATCAGGAAGCGCATTTCCACCATAAATATATGTATTTGTATCTTTTGCAAGAACTAAATTAACTTCTTTATTAAATGTTGTTTCAGTTGATGCAAAGCTTATAGCATTAGTAAACGAGTTATTTATTTCACTAGTGTATATTGATTTAAGCATGGATCTATTAGACCCAAGTGACCATGTATTACTTAATTCTGAAGCACTTACAATATCTGTTAAATCGTATTCATCGCTTAACTGATTATGTGTATATGTAGCTTTTGTTTCAATATATGTTGAAAGGTCACCACTATTTCCAATAAATGACATGCGAAAATATGGTGATATATAATCATCGTTATATCCAGCTGAGCTTGCCATTGTAATATAGTGTTGGGCGTTTTCTACAAATGCTATTTTTATATCATTCCCGGTTCCGCCTCCAGTTGCGGTTACAAAAGTTTTCTGACCAGTAATAGACTGATTTGTATTAGTAGTTACGTGATTTGTTGGTAAATCAGAAGATGTAATAAATCCAGAGTTATTTGTTAATTGAGAAGTTGTAGTTGGAACAGTTATATTAGCTGTTACATTCGATGTTGCACTAGCTGAAAATGAAGCTACGTTTGATCCATTTCTCTGAATTATCAAAGTTCCATTTGGAATATTTTCAAGATCATTATAATCATTTGTAACAGCAGTGGCTCCAACATCAGTAACAATAACATTGGACTCATAAATGCTTACTTTTATATAAGTATTAGCATTTACTTGTGTTACAGATGCTGAGAATGTAGATGCTGATGACAATGTAACTGTTCTTATATCATCAATAACCCCGCCTGAAGATGTAAGTGTATATGATCCGCCAAAATGCACAGTCAAAGAATAAGAAGATGTTGTTGATCTCATTCTTATTCTAATTCTATATGTGCCTACAGGCATAGGCGTTCCAGACACAGGGAACGGACCAACTATTCCACTTAAAGATAAATTTCCACTACCAGAGACATTTGTTCTAGTCATGCTACATATAAAATCAGAACTATAAATATCATCTGGAATATGTAAATCTACATTTTTATTTGTAATAGTTTGTGTTGTGCCATCGACTGAAATTGACTCTAATGGAACTGTAATATTAGCTGTAACATTTGAAGATGCGTTTGCTGTGAATGTTTTTACAGTTGTGCCGTTCTTCTGAATGGTTAAAGTCGCATTATTAACTGTAGGTATAGTTGGCTTATTTGATAAATCATTATAACTTCCACTAGTGGCAACAGTAGCTAATCCTAAGTTTATAGTTTTTCCTGAAGCTGCATTTGTAGTAAATGAATCACCAGTATCTGATGAATTCTTTTTAATTGTGATAGTTGAATTATTAACTTTTGGTATAGATCTTGTTGTACCATCTGCAATATCGTCAAGTGTTAAAGTGACATCATTTGATAGTGCTTTATTATTTACTTTTCTTGATGTTGGTACGTAGTTACTTAATTTACGTGTAGACCCGTCTGAAACTTCGTCGAGTGTATAGCTTGGTTTTGAAGATTGTTTAGCCCATGATGGGACTGTAGGGTCTGATTCTGTGGTTATATAACCAAGCCCAGAAATATAAGAAGCGACAGCTTTACCTGTTGGCAAATTAGTAGATGAAGAAGTCATTGTGGTTTCATCTACATTAGTGTATGCACCTTCTTTTAGGTTTGATTTGAGCTCATAATTACTTAATTTTCTAGTAGAACCATCTGAAACCTCATCTAATGTATAACTTGGTTTAGTTGATGCTTTTGCCCATGATGGAACTGTAGGATCAGTTTCAGTATATGAAGTTAAATAACCAGCATCATTATTAAATGCACTTACGTTTGTAGGAATATTAGCTGATGTAATAAATCCTGAATCATTTGTAAGATCTGATGTTTTAGATGGTAAAACAACACCTGACCATAATTTAATGCCGTGACCATCATGGTAATACACTGGATGATTTTGGAAAAGTTCAACTGCTGTTGCAGATGTAGCTGTACCTAAAAAGATATAAATCTTGCCATCATTTGATGTTGGTAAGTCTTGAACAGTTGGATTTGTTGCGTCAATTATGGCGGACCCATCTGTCTGCGGAGCACATTTTACATATACTGGTTTTTCAGCTGTTAATGTGAGAGTTCCACCGTTTACATTAAATGAATAGCCTAATGATAGGTTATACTGATCCCATATAGTTGTAGCAGCTAAATTAGCGCCCGTTGCATAATTTGTACTTGCAGACGTGTAAACAATTCTACCGAATGGATTAATTGGTCTTTGATTTACTGCTCTTGCTGTAGTAGCATCGTTAGTAGAATTTACAGATGCTGGAACCCATAAGTTACCATTTGCTGATGTAAAGTATAATTTATAGTATCTTGCTGTATCAGATACGTTCATTACAGTTGAATTAGTTCTTAACTGATAACCAGTTGTATTTGTGTTAGAATCATACCATTCATTCATTCTCCATACTTTTTCGTATGAAGTTGATCCTACTGTACGATTTAATAATAGCGTTAATTGAACTACTGAGCCAACGCCAATATGAGTACTTGTAGCTGTGCTACCAGCATTTCTTCTAACAGGAATAGCACCAGTGGTTGTGCCATCTGGCAAAGTTAATTCTAACGTTATAGCTGTAGAAGTACATGCTACTGGTACAAAGTAGTTCACACACATGCCTTCATATATTGAATCTTGTGTGGTATTGCCTTTCCATAAAGATGTTGATGAAGTTTGTGTACCGACAATAAACTCTTGACCACGTTTAAATACAAAGTTGTCAATATCTTCACTTGATGAAGTGTTTCCAATTTTTAACTTACTTTCAGCTATTGTTTTAGTACCAGTTATTTCTTGTGCTGTGTCTGTAGTTACATGATTAGTTGGTAAATCTGAAGATACCAAATAGCCTGCATCATTAGTAAATGAACTTACATTAGCTGGAATATCAGCTGAAGTGATAAATCCAGAATCATTCGTTAAATCTGAAGTACTATCTGGTATTTGTGATGTCTTTGCAAATCCCTGGTTTGAAATATAAGATGCTACCGCTTTAGAAGTAGGTAAGTTTGTTGATGAAGACGTCATAGTAGTTTCATCTACATTTACATAAGCGCCTTCTTTTAGATTTGATTTTAATTCGTATGGAGTTAAAGCTGCTGATGTTATATATCCTGAATCATTTGTAAAAGCACTAACATTTGTAGGAATATCTGCAGATGTAATAAATCCACTGTTATTTGTAAGTTGTGAAGTTGTGGTTGGAATCTGTGAAACAGTTGCAAAATTCTTATTTGTTATATAAGATTTAATTGCAGCTGTTGTTGGTAAATTAGCATCTGTATTCATATCTGTGGAATAGTTCTTTGTAGAAGCTGTCCCAAGATTTAAATCAGTTATTGCAGAGTTAATTTGTGTGTTTGTCTCTGATTTAGTATAATAATTAGAGGCATTAAAAATATCTGAAATTGGAATTTCTATATCTTCTTTACCAGCATCTGTATTAAAAGAAATAACTAGCTTACCATTAGAAATTTCTACAGTATCTATCATGCCGTCTTTAACAAAAGCAGACGCATCTATATCTGTACTTAATTTAGTGCCTGAAGGATTATAAAATTCAATTTTCTTTGATGTTGAGTTATATTGTGCTGTAGCAACTACACCTGCTAAAGATTGATGTGATGTTAAATAACCAGCATCATTCGTAAATGCTGATACATTTGTAGGAATATCTGTAGAAGTAATATAGTTTAAACCAGAAATATAAGAAGCAACAGCTTTTCCTGTAGGTAAATTTGCAGATGTAGATGTCATAGTTGATTCATCTACATTTATATAAGCGCCTTCTTTTAAATTAGTTTTCAATTCATAAGGCGTTAATGCACTTGATGTAATATAGCCCGCATCATTAGTAAATGAGCTTACATTTGTTGGAATTGAAGCACTAGTAATATAAGTATTTGAATCTAATGATCCATCTGCTTTTAAAAATTGAGATGATGTACCACCAGATACAATAAACTTAGTACCAGTTAAATCGTGATATAATGTCTGTGCGACTGTTTTATTAAATACAGACATCTGTTGTAATGTACCACGTGTCTGATAAAATGCCACTTCTGTTACATTTGCTGTAACAGTATCTTTGGCATTTATTGTAATCTCCATTTGAGTTACACCGTAAAAACCGGTATTTACACCACGATATAAAGCCTGATTACTATTTTTACATACATTAGTTAAGGTAATACTATGCCATCCTGGATTCTGTGCCCAATCAGAATAAACACGACAGGTAACAGATTCAGGTATACTAGTATAGTAAAAAGCTACTTCAAGGTAACCATAAGGGTACCCACCACCCCACATTTTTGTATTATTTTTACCAGATATAAGTATAACGCCGGTTCCAGATTTAGGTACTACAACATTTGTTTCAAATGAACCGTCAAATAATGAAGCTGCCGCATTATTATTACTAAATCCAGTTAATGTTACATCATACCGTTTATTTGCAGCCCATAAAGTGTTATGAATTTCATACTGCCATAATCTTCTATTATCGAAGCCATTTATAGTAGAAATAATTTCACTATATGGAACATAGCTATTTAATTTCCTAGTAGAACCGTCTAATACATCATCTAAATTTAATGTAATATCAGATGAAAGAGCTTTATTATTTACTTTTCTTGAAGTAGGAACATAGTTTGATAGCTTTCGTGTAGATCCATCAGTGACTTCATCTAAATTGTATGATGGTTTATTAGCTTGTTTAGCCCAATTTGGAACAGTTGGATCAGTCTCTGTTGTAATATATCCAGTGTCATTATTAAATGCACTAATATCAGATGGAATGCTAGCTGAAGTAATAAATCCAGAATCATTAGTAAGATCTGATGTCTTTGCTGGAACAGTAATATTTACATTTTTATTTATTACTGTTTGTGCTGTATTATTAACAGATATAGACTCAATTACATTATTTTCACCAGTTACTATTGTTACATTACCAGTTCCTATCAAAGACTGATTATTAATTGTTTTAATAGATTGGTGAGATGTTAAAAAGTTTGAATCATTTGTTAACTGAGAAGTTTTAGTTGGTAACTTTCTTGTTGACCCATCTGTAACTTCATCTAAATTATAAGTAGGCTTATTTTGATTTTTCGCCCATGCTGGGACGGTTGGGTCTGTTTCAGTGTATGATGTTATATAGCCAGCATCATTTGTTAATTCAGATACATTTGTAGGGACATCTGCTGATGTAATAAATCCAGCATTATTTGTTAAATCAGATGTATCAGTTGGAATTGATGGTTTATTTGTTAAATCATTATAAGAACCAGTAGTAGCAACATTAGCCAATTCAAGATTTATTGTCTTATTCTGTGAAGCATTAGCTGTAAATGTGTCACCAGTGTCTGAATTATTCTTTTTAATAGTTAGTGTGGCATTATGTACAGTTGGAATTACAGTTGTATCTGGAAGTGCACCTACTTCTGCAGCAGTATATGTTGGCTTTGTTGGTTGTTTAGCCCAATTTGGAACAGTAGGATCAGATTCAGTATAAGATGTTAAATAACCAGCATCGTTATTTAGCTGTGATACATTTGTTGGAATTGCTCTATTATTGCCATCACTAATATCATCTAATGTTAATGTAATGTCTGATGTAAGAGATTTATTATTAATTGTTAAAGATGATTGAACATAATTTGATACTATTGAATCTATTTCATCTTTAGTATATGAATCTTTACCATGCCATAATCTAATAGCTGTACCATCATGATAATATACAGGGTGATTATTAAGTAATTCTACAGATGTTGCATTATTTGCTACGCCTAAGAATATATAAATATTACCATCTGCATTATTTGGTAATGATTGTACATAAGGTGTATCAGCATCTATAATTGCTGAACCATTCGACTGTGGCTCACATTTAATATATACTGGTGCAAATGATGTAAGTGTAAGTGCAGCACCACTTCTATTAAAACTGTAACCAAATGCTATTGCATACTGTGTCCATAAATAAGTCGGACCTGGATTTGTATTTTCTTCTACTGCAGTTGTTGTACTATAATATACAATTTCGCCAAATGGATCTATAGGTGTCTGATTTACATTTCTAAGAGCAGTTGCATTTGTAGATGTAGAAGTATTAGATGGTACAAAGTGAGTTCCATCTGCACTTGTAAATAATAGTCTATATCTGTAAAATTTTTCTGTTGTCGGAAGTGTGTGTACATTACCTCTTATCTGATAGGCTAGACTGTTCGAATCTGAGTAGTAACCTCTATAACAAATCCAGCAACCATCAGCAACGCGTGTGCTATCATATACAAATAACATTGTATATGCTACATTAAAGATTGTAGTATCGCGTGTTGCTGCAGCCATATTTGAGTATACTGGTTTTGCACCTAAATTATTGACATTAAGTGTAAATCCGGATGCTGAAGTAACAACGCCATTTTTTACTAAGCAACAAACGCCATCTTCAAGTTTATATATACCTGGAACATTGACAGTGAAAACTGTAGCTGTTGAGGTTGAATCACAGATGCCAAATGGAATTCCAGTTGTTCTTACAATATTATCAGATAATGAAATGCCATCACCAGCTTCTAATGAAGACTGCTTATTGGATAATAATGCATCTACCTGTACTTTATTATATACTGAAAATGCATCATCAGCGCTAATTTCTGGATTTTCTATATGTACTATACCATCAGTGTTATGTGCTGCATTTCCATATCCAGCCTGGATTGATGAGAATAAAAATCCATTTGTAAATGCTGAAAAGTCAAATGACAAAAATACGGTTAATGGACTACCGCCCTTTTGTATAATTGGTGCGTCTTGTGAATAGCCAGCTACTATTTTCTTTTCGCTTCCATTTAATACATAAAATAGTATAGTTTTAGCTATATATTCATCAGGTCTAGAGTCTTGTACTTTTACATTTCCTACGTTTTTATTTAAATTACCACAAGCCTCTTCATCTAACTGTACTGTATATGAATATATACCTGTTACAGATGAAATATCTGCTATTGTATCATATAATAATATTATACCATCAATATTTACTAATGATGAAACAAGGGTTTGTCCATAAGATGTTAATTGAACTGTAAACATATATTGTCACCCCTAAGTCGCTACATAAAATTAAATATATTACAAATAATAGACTAATTATTAGATAGTGAACTACCACTTATTAAAAAGCCGTGAATAGAATTCTATTCACGGTTTAAACTTATACAGATATGTGTAATAATTTATGCTGGTGGATTGATACTAACTTTTTGAGCAAGCACTAAACATGGCTCTGTAACAGTACGTTTCATTGCAACTGATAATAATTTCCAAGAACCTGTTGGTGCATCTGGATCTAATAAAGCAACAGCTTTATATGAAATCTGACCAGACATTGGCAATGACATTCCAACTGGTTTTAAATATGCGCCATCTACAATAGAACCAAATGGTAATTGATCACCAGGCTTTGTAAATATAAATAAGCCAATTGAACCAACTACATTAGAATTGCTAATTGTTGTAATAATTGCATCTTGAGTACCAGCAATTGTTTCATCAACATATGTTTTAACTGCTAATGATGTTGGAGCATGCGAATTATTCGCAGCGTTTGTAATTGATGTATCTGTTGTTAATGAACCAGCTGAACCAAATGGATAATAAGTTCCGCTAATTACATAACCACCAGCAAATTTAGTTGAATAAACACCATTTGAATTTGAGATTGTAAGTATATCTGTTGGTGCACTATTTACAAAAGTTTTAAACTTAACATCATCACAAACTGTTGTAGTATGATCTGCATATAAATCTATATATGTATTAATATCAGTTGAATCTGACGTTGATATAGATTTTCTTAATCTAATTCTTTCCTGATAGTTGTCAGTTAAAACATTACCCGTTACTGCATAGTATGCTTCAGCGTATGGGCCTGGCATATTTGCTATGCCGTCTGTAGTTAAACAGAGATCAGAAGTTGTAACCCCATAGTGTTGCATTACAGATTGATTTATGGTATTGCATGCTCTAGGATTTGATGTATCTGTTTCAGTATAGCTATATAATTCATGACGATAATATATATTATCTTGACCACCTGAACATTCAAATAATGAATCTGCAGTAGCATATTTGTCTAAATTGTAATAAAATGAGCCAGTTGTCGCAGTGCCTGTAGATGAATTACTGCTAGCTTGTAACCAAATATAGCTATTTTGTTTATTAGGATCTAATACTTTTACAATATTATTTTTAAAAGTTTTTTCACCAGTGATTGTTTGATTTGTAGCTATTGTTACATAATCATCTAATGATGTTACTACAGAATTTACTAAACTTAAAACAGCAGCTGATGACGGAGCATTTGTAGAAGAAGCTGGACTTGTAATAGACTGATCTAAACCAGCTTTTGAAACAAATAAACTATCGGCTTGAGTTTTTGTATAACTATCACAACCATACTCACCAACATAATGCCAATAATAATCAGGTTTATTATAAGCAGCTACATCTCTTGTACTTGCAGTCGGTGTTCCTTGTGTTAATGTATATACTGTTGAAACTCCATTATAGTCTTGTGATGTATCAATCGAACCATCTGTTTTTGTTTTATCATGTAGTACTTGTACTTTATCATTAGTATTTAGATTTGATGCATCTAAATTTGCTAAATCATCAATACGAGATGCTGTATTATTATCACCACGGCTATTTATAATATCTGCTAAATTCTGACCAGCATTAATGCCATCAATTTGTGCTTGTAAATTACTATCTGCAGTAGTATATAAATCAGTTATATGATCTAATGCTTTATCTACAACATATACAGTTGGAAGTTTATTTACATTAGCTGGTAAATTCCATGTAATTGTCTCATTACCACCAGAAGTTGTTGAATACTCTGATTGTACACCAGCACCAATATATGATGGTGATGAAACGCTTGTATTAAATACTGTAGCATCATTAAATGTTTTTGTTCCATCTACAGATTCATTACCTGTCAAATGAACATAATTAGCACCAGCGGCATTAATTGCGGTAGAGACTGCATTTGAAGTTACTAATTTATTTGAGTTCGCTGCTGAAACTGAATCTGCATATAATGATGCAATATAATCATCTGTGATTAAATCACCAGTATGAGTTATAACTCTAGAGCCAACTGTACCTGATATAACTGGTGATGTTGATATAGCATCGCCTGTAACTGGATTATTTATTGAAATTGCACCAGTATTAGTAACAGTTATTGTAGCAGTCTGTGTAGGTGTTGAATAATCATTTACTAAATTCAAAGTATCAGCTGTAAGTGAACCTTGAACTGATACAGCTGGATCGCCAGCTGTGTCCCATGGAACATATTGATCTGTTCCTGAAATATATTGGCTTACATAATTTTCAACATCTTGTGCAGAATAAACAGTTCTTGATTTATTTACAGAATTGTTATTCTTTTTATCATTTTCAATATCTTGCTGACTTGTTAATCTAATAACGCCAGCCCTACTATCAGTAGCGTATGGAAGATTTATGCTTGTTGTTGAAAATCCACATTTTTCAGCACCAGCAAATTGACAGGTTAATCTAATTTTTTGTCTCTGATGCGGTTTTTTTACTATCTGAACTTCTTCAGAGATAGCTAAATCTATTTGATCATTACCACTGCCGCTATATGCTTTTAATTTAATAAAAGTAATAGGATTAGTTAAATCAGCAGTATTTTCAAAATCTACTATTAAATAATTGCCATAATCATTATCATCATGAACTACACAACCTATAAAATTAGGTTCACTTATTGTAGTCATGGCAACAGCTTCGCTTGCATCTTCACCTTTACATAAAGCTACAGCACTTATTATGACTGGTGAAGTACCTTCTGTAGCTGAATCTAATAGTGATTGGCCGGCGTTAGTAACTGTAAATGTTAACATTTATACCTCCATCTAATTATAAATCTATCTCATCAGTAATTTCTATACCTGAATTCGTAACATTATGACTATGTGCCGCCCCTAGGTTATTATGTATTAATGGTGCTTGTGAAACTTTTACTGCCATTACTATACAAGGTGATATAGCAGTTCTCTTAGATGCTGTTGACATTAACTTCCAGGTGCCAGATAATGAATCTGAATATTTTGTAACATTTAAATTACCATCATTTGGAAAGTTTATTGAAACTGGACGAAGAAAACTACCATCAATCTCTGATCCATAAGGTTTAATATCACCAGCTTCTGTATAATAGAATAATCCAATTGAGCCTACTGCATTAAAATCTGTAACTGTATCAATGTCTAATGTTTTATTAGACTTATAATCAGGTGCATATGTTGTCCACATTTTTCTAATATCATCCCAGTATAATTGCTCGCTTGAATTATACCAGCACCATATAGAACCATCAGCAATTCCCCATATCGTAGATTGTGTTAAAGTTATACCATAGCTATCATGTAAAGTTCTATAGTCTAATAATGAACCATTATAATTATATAACACTGATTCATGTAATGAATAAGCATCAATAGGTAATCTTGAATCTATATAGTAACCACTAAATGGTTCATCTAATTTTCTATAATAAGGTAAATCTGCTCTTAAATACCATTTATTATCAGCTACAACCCAAGTTTCAATTTCATTTTCCCAACCTGGATATTCAGTAAGATTAATATCATACAGAACAATAGGCGTAGTTTGTATTAAAGTTATTCCATAATTATTATGTAAATCTTCGTATGAACGCCACTGCCCATCATAGTAATATTCCATAGTTAATCCTCCAAATGAGCAGGTGTATCAAGTGGATCTGTATCATAAACAACTTCAATTTCATTAGTGCCCATGAATATACCAGTGATACCATTAACGAATCTATAACCAGCTTCAGTCATTTCTGATCTTGTTAACCAAGCTGTTCTTTCTGGTACACAATATTTATCTCTGTAAGTGTCAACATAGCAATCAAAAATGTCAGTTTCACTTATATTATCGTTAAATACTTTTACAGTAGTACTAATAATTCCTGAATTTGGATAGTTATTATAGAATTCATCATATGTTAGAATATGACCATCAACACTTATTAAGTGGTCATCTTCTTTTACACCAGCTTGTCTCATCTCATTTATAGAAGAATCATAAATGTACTTACTGAATTTAGATGGGCACATATCTTGCCATTTATTTTCATTAAATACACCATTCCAATATTGATTTGTATTTGGATCTTGCCACACTAATGGGTTACCAAAATCATCCAGTAATGAATTTCCAAACTCATCTTTATAAATAATTTTACATGGATAGGTTGTAATACCTGAACTATATACACTATCAGCTAATTGACTAATCGGTATAAAGCCATGTGGTAAATTAGTTAGCTCACTAATTGAGTAGTTATTAAATAAATATTTATTAGAATCTGAGCTGTCTATTGATGAATATGTCTGTACATTAGCTATAACTGATTCATTTTTATATAAATTAATGATGTCATTAGCTATAAATATATTTTTATCTATGCTTTCTAGTGATTTCCACTCTTTTGGTGACCATGAGCTTGACCAATAGCCGTATTCAGTGCTACTATTATATCGTAAATCTAATAAATCTGGTGTGTCATTTGGTGAATCGATATAAGCATCTATAGCTGTTGATGGTGTTTTAGTATAACCAAAATTTACAATAGGAACTGATGTGTGACCATTCCACATTAATGATGCATCTGTATTAAGCAGATATATACTAATAAGTCGTGATAAATCATAATATAATGCAAGTGTATAACCATCTGGTACTACTGTTATAGAAGATTCATCAAAGTTATATATCTTATTTGGTTGAATACCTTTATATTTAAAAAGTAGCTTTTTATCATGATCTATACATTTTATAGGATGATAATATCTGTGGTTAAATGTTATATATGCAGTTGAAACTAAACTAGTGTATTGACCGGTATACCACATTGATGGATCAAGACGCCAAGTTATATCATCTGAATAACCTAAACATACACACCCATATAATACACCAAGTGCATATGAATACATTGATTTATAGTCAATGTATTTATAAGTTTGACTTTTTTGTCCTGCTGTACTAAAAATTTCATATAGTGTTGAATAAATTTTATTAAAGTCAAGCCTATCTTCATCAGACAATGCTACATTATATTGTCGTGCATCATGGAATATAATTGGTACAATTCTATTATCAGCTGTGCCTGTGAGCTGATTCATAAAAATTTTCATACCAGCACAATAAAATTCTATATAATCTTCGTGTACTAAAGTCTCGCCTGATATTGTCAAATAATTAACAATTTTATTGTAAATTTCTTGATCATTAACTCTATTTTTATATATAATTATTTTTCTTAATCTTGTATTATCAATAACAGTTTCAGTAATTGGATCACCTGTATCTGGATTAATCATTGGTTTACCAGTTTCAGGATCTATTACTGAAACGTCTTTATAATAATCTTTCTGTGGTGTAGTTACAGCTTCTAAACCAAGAATAAATAACATTGTTGGATCACATAGTTTTGATATACGAAGTACTTCATCATAGTACTCAATACACCCTAAAGATGATTTATAAAACATGATCCCTCCACTATGAATACATTAAAGAGAGAATCATATTATTAACATATGATTCAACAGTAGCATTAACAGTTGAGTTTAACTTCTTTGTTAAAGCTTTTACATCCGATGATAACAATACATTAAATCCATTTTGCTTTTGATCAATAAGTTTAAGTATATCTACAAGCGATTTACATTTACCAATAAATTTACCATTTAATGACTTTGCTACTGGCTTTGATAAATCAGCTAAGATGATGCTTGGATCAACTTTATCATAAAATTTACTATCTGTAAATGTGGCATCACTTAAATGATCACTATTCAAAAAGTCTGTATAATCTTTATATAGTTTATCACAAGCATCTTTAAAATTTGTAACAATTTCAATATCAAGCTCTGTTGGTATATCACTATTTGAATTGTCTTTTAAGCTTGGTTTTTCATCATGATTTTTTCTATCATTGGCAGCTTGGTCTTTAAACATTTGATGAATCTTTGTATAATCAGATTTAATCTGATTTAATGCAACTAATATATGTTTACAAGCCATGCCTTCTTTATTTGGATTTCGTTTATCAGGTGCTCGTAATTCTTTATCAATTCCTGATTGATTCTTCCATGTAATATATTTATATCCCTGAAATGAGAATGCTGGACAACTACATCGAATTTTTATATCGCCATTTAAAGCTGATTTAAGTGACTTTAATTTATTGCCCGATAACCCAAGTAGCTGAATTGTAACAATATATTGTTTTTTCTTTGTACTTGAAGTTACAGTATATAAAATTTTATTGTCTTCAACTTTATATAGCTTAGCAACTAAGCCTTCACGTGCAGCTTTTTCTTTTGAACGATTATCAGATTTATTTATAATATCTATAGGTCTCATAAGTAGCTCATATATAAAATTATGTAACTATAACTTTAATAAAATTGATATGTTATATTTAATAAAATAAAATCCCAATACATACGTATTGGGATTTACTTATATAATATAAATATATTTATGTGTTAAATTTCAATGTGCATATTATAGCATAAATCTAAAAGCTGTTCTTCATTCATAAGAGACAAGCATTCGTCAATAAGCCAACCTTGATTAATATGTCCATCAGCTAAACTATTATAAATAATTTCGCGTAAATCATGATCAGACTGTTCATTTTCATTTTTAACATTAAATGCTCGTTCTAGTCTTGCTATACGATTTTCTAAAATATTTCTTTTCATATATTTACTTCTCATGTACTTACCTATAATTAATTACATATTAAAATCAAAATCATCTTCAGATGTTTCAGGTTCTTCACCACCAGAATTATCAGATTCAGAATCTTCACTATTACCAGAATTATCTTCAGGTTTTGTTAACTTATGAAGATTAAGTGAATCTATAATATCTTCATCATTTGATATACGATTCAATAATGCAGCAATTAGTTTTGACTTATCTGAATTCTCAAATATATTTTCATCAACATTCTTAATAAGATCAAGAATTGAAGTTGTAGTTTCAATTTCAGCCTTTTGAATGTCTGATAAACGAGTATCTTCAGCTGTAAGAATGCGTGGCATTTCAACGGTGAAGCTTGGTGGTAATATATTATGAATTGAACAGTACCAATATATTAAATCTCTTAAACCAGATTTAATAATACGTTGACATCGTTTAACAGTTCTTGCATAACGAATATCAAGCTGTGTTAATGTTGTGTCACCAATTCCACCAGGTGCTTCATCAGACTGTCCTAAAAATTGTTTAGGAACTTTTAATGCACCATAATAACGATCATCGAAATAATCAATATCAGCAAGTGCATTTACATTGACTTCACCGCCAACTTCCTGAACTGTAACAGCGCCTTGCCCATTTCTTACTGGAAAATAAACATTACCACCAGTTAATATTGGTGAGGATCGTGAGCTAAAAACTTCAGTACTAACATTAATTGATTGCTTTGATGAAACTGCAGTTTTTAATTCACGAATCATTCGTGCTGTATCTTGTGAAGATGCAGAACCAACATCTACAGAAAATAAACGATAAAATGAACTACGTGTTAAACGTGCCAATATAAGTAAATCATCTAATAGCTGACGTTGTTTATAATATTGTCTTGCAGCTTCAAGAAATGAGGATCCATATTGGATATATGAATCTGAGCTTGCATCAATATATTCTCTATTAGCACGGTCTGATATAAAGTGAATATATGATCTTTCAGGCAAAAGCTTATCTGTATTGCTAGCGTCTTTAGTGCTGCTTACAAGATAACCGAGTGGAACACCATATTTATAAATATGAACAACATCTTCTGGTTCAGCCATTGTAAAGTAATCACCAACTGAGTATTCTTTTCTATACTCAATATTTGAATAATTTGTATTTACATAGCATTCACCAAATGTAACGATATTAAATGCAAGTGGATATATAATATCGTTAATCTTAAATTTATTTTTTAAAAATGATGTCATCATTTCAGCAAAATCTGGATTATCAGCAGATTCAACCCATGCAGCTAATCCAGTATCTTGATCTATTAATGAAGCATCTTCAGATATAAGTTCAACTGCTGAAAGTGTGACACCATCTTTTAACATTTCACGATAGTCTTTAATCTTTGAAAGACGATCATTTGAAAGTGCTCGTAGAGAGGATATTATATTGTTATCTCTATTCAAAAATATGTTTTCAAGTTTATCATCTCTAGCATCATTAGTATCTTTAACAACCTCTACTCGTGATGATAAACCGAACATATTTTTGAAAAATGATTTAAGACTCATTTATTTTACCTATAACTTATTTAATTTAAGCATAATAAATTAATTATATATAGCATATTGATATTATCAAGGATAATTCATTACATATGCTGTAACTGTTGGTGCTGGTAATAATGATTCATCAAATATTGCATTACCAGCAGTACTAGCATTAAAATTATATATAAAACGCACTGGTTTATACATATAAGTATTTGTAGCTGAATCATATTCATAATGAAAATGATACATGTCACTATAATCATAATCATACATTTGCTTAAAACCAACGATAACTTTGTTATGTGATGTACCATAAGTTTCTTCAATAGTATTACCACCATTAATACGAGTTATTTTTATATAATTATTTAATAAACCAAGTGGAAATACATGACATTTATCATCTGAGTTACTATTAAATAAATAGCATTGTGCTTCATAAATATTATATGGTGATATGCCAAAAGTTGAAATATATAAGTTATCCCAAGTATAGCTTGAGGCTCTATTTTGTAAACAAGCTCTTAAACTAGTAGCATTAATTAATGAAATACTGCCTGTAATTGTGTCAATATTATTAGTTTTATTAAATATAGCTACAAAATAATTATCATAAACGGCACATATTTTAGTATCATTAATTGGCTCCCAAAAATTTTCATATGCAGGATTCCAATTACTAAATTGACTTCCTGAAAAATAATAATTTGAACTTTGATCTACTTTAGCTTGTGAAGGGATAAATTTAGCATTATTATTTTTATTAAGTATATAAGCCTCATCACTAAAATCATCTGTAATCTTATAAAGATTATTAGGTATATAAAGATAGCTTACCTGTGCTGCAAATTTTCTATATGATAAAGCTGCATAACTACTGCTAACATTATAATATTTTTTTCTAACATATAATGATGCACAAGTGCCAAGCTTCTTAAAAAGAAACTTTTGAATGTCAAAAAAGCTGCTATTATTAGTGCTAAGTGAGCCATCTTTATAGTCTGTTTTATGAAATGAGACTATGTAATCTTGTGAGTAGTCAATTAAATCTTTCACAAATAAAGATTCCTTATCAAGCTTATTTTTATTGTATCTCTCATTTGCACGAATATAAAACTGATATTTTAACATATTAGTGTTGCCATCACTAGCATATGTATATGGAACACTTTGATAAAAAGGATATGATATAAAAAATCTATCATGGATATGTTTATGTGGACCATTATTTTGACTACTAGTGCACGTATCTTTTTTTGTAGTGTCTTTAAAACAGCATCTCATTGAAATTGGTATTGCATATTGCTGCCAATCAAGAGCATGTAGCTTTTTTAATTTCTGTGGATCACTATCAGAAATATTATTAGGATCACCATTAGCAACCCACATAACTAATACAGTCTCACAATCTGTGAATGGTGGTCTATCATTTAAACAATATCTTAGTAAATTATATGGTATTTGAAGTGGTGGACAACCTGTATTAGCTTTATATTCATCTGGTGGTTCATATGAAATTTTTGTATTTATACTAGAATATCCCATAGAAGAATAAGTAAATTCTATACCGGAATTTTTTAATAAATCTAAAACAGCTTTAGCATGTGTTATAGAATAGCTACTATTATTAGGGTTAAGTGTATTCCATGCAATATAATTAACAATATTAGCCTGGCCTCCACCTGTGTCTGGTATAGCTGGAACTACTTTTGGAATATCTTTAATAGGTGTTATACTAATATAATTAGTAATGTTATTATTTATATATTTTAGCTGAGTACTACTATTATGAGTATCATCATAATATAAAATTCGTCTTGTTGCCTCTAAATCTATAAAGTCATGCTTAAGATCTTCAGAAAATTGTGAAGCCTCTTCTATAGCAAAAACTCGTTTAACGGTTCTAGTTTTTGTAGATCCGTTTAATGTAAATGTAGCTGTCGTAGTATCTTGAGAACCATATTTTTTAGCATCATCAGTGCTGTATGAAATTTTATATCTTATAAGTGGTGTATTTGTATCAGCTTCAAAAGTTGTACTACCAGTACTGGTAGTAGTACTAATTTTTTTAAAATAGCCACGATTATTGTCAGCTGGTATTATTTGTAATTTTCTTTCACCTAGATTAGCATTTAAATATGTATCTGATATAGTTTTATATGTAGCACTACTAATATCTGGTATAATTGGTTCACTGTCATCATAAGCAATGGCTTCACTACTAGCAGTCTCTTTATAGCAAATTTCACTAACAGTATATGTATTACCATCGCTATCTTCCCAATAAGCATAGCCAAAAGTACCAGCTTGATCGCCATACTGACAACCAGGAATGTCAAAATATGATTGTGTGAATACACGTCGCTCAGAATTTCCAGCTGGACTTTGTTTTGTAATACCTTTACCAATTGGATAAGTTGATGCACTTGTATCAAAAGCTTTTTTTAAAGCGGCAGATACTTTAAACATAAAGTATTTCCAAGTGGCAGACATATACCAACTGCTATGAAAATGTTCATGAACAATTTTATTTCGTAAATTAGATTTGCTTATTACTTCTTCTGGTAAAGTAAAACTATAATAAAAATCGCCTGATGATATCATGAGCGAACAATATACTATTTTTCTTTCTCCACTATAATTTTGTATGTCATTGCTATCAAATTTTGTCCACATAGTGGACGTTAAACCAACTTCTGGTGAATGTGATACTATTAACGACATACCACCTGTTTGTGGTGGATCGTGATCCCAGTAATTTCTAAGACTAAAATATTTTGGTAAATCTTTCCAATAATCTACAAATTTTTTTATTGTATCTTTTTTCTCAGATGTCCAATCGTTAGTTCCATTAGTATACATAGAAACTGGATTAGCTGATGTTAACTGATCATACGTAATTACACGAGATGGACACTCATTACATAAAGCTCTAACTTCGCCTTTCTGATCTACGCCATCACTATTTAGAACAAAATTATTGCCGTTATTACTAAGATTATTATAATCAGGGAATATAAATTTATAGTATACTTCACTTCTTTGCATATATAACTCATTTTCTAAATAATAAGGTTAATCGTCTAAATTGTCATTATATAATAAATCATAATTAAAAACTTTATTAGATGTTGTCCAATATGGTGATTTTGGAATATGCTGTACACAATAACCATTTCGATAAGCACTATCCCATTGGTCTTTAATTTTAATTATATTTTTTGTTTCTTCCCAAGCCTGATATTCATCACTGTCTTCTATAAATTTAATTGCAAATGATCCAGACTCAAATGCAGGTGTACCAATATGTTCAACAACTGCAGAGTCATTATCTTTTACTGTAACACTAAATGATCTAGTTAAACCATTATATCTGTTATCGCTAGTGCTATTTGCTTGAATACTAACAGTACCAGTAATGTCACCGTTTACATCAGAATCATCTTTAGCTCTAAAATATACTATTTGCTCACTATCCCAATTTAATGTTGTAAATGTTAATGATATTGAATTAGTTGTTGATGATACTGAATTACCAATATATAATCTATTATTAGCAACATTTGAACTAATATTTAATATAACATTTGCTGTTGGTTTATGTGATAGCTTAAATGTACGTGTAAAGTGCACGCCTTCTATAATAGTCTCTGATGAGACAGAGCATACAATACCAACAGTAATAGTAGCTTCAATGTATTGTAAAGCAGCTATTGTATTATCTTTAAGAGCATAGGTTGCCCCAAAATTATAATTTGTTGATCCAATCTTCCAACCAGTTAAAGTATATGTCTTTGCTCTATCTGCATTATAATATGTATTAGATAATGTTGCTAATGTAATGCTTGTCCCACTATTTCTTGTTACAGCAGAAGGCCAGGTAACTACGTCGCCTGATTCATTATATAATGTAACATCAGCTGGTTTTGTATATGTTAATGTAACACTAGCTATATCGCATTTTAGCTCAGCTATTATATTATTAAATATACGATATGAAGAACCTGGATTATATGGTTCACCATTTATAGTCCATTTTTTAGCTTCATATTTTATACCAGATGTATTATAATAATATTGACTATCAAATGTTGCTAATTGAATTGTATCACCGCTTTGTGCTTGTACTGCAGTTGGTAAATTAAAATCTAATGTAGCATAATTTGATTTCTGATATGTTAATATAACAACAGCTTTTTCAAATTCAAGTTGTGCAACAGCATTACTATCATTAAATACATATTCATCATTAAAATTATAATTTGTTGATCCAATCTTCCAACCAGTAGCATTATATTTAATTCCTTCAGCATCTGTATATGTGCTATCTGAAACTGATGGTAAATTCCAATGAGTGCCATTTATAGCTGTTATTTTATTACCATCTGCTGGTAATGATACATCAAAGCCTGAATTGAATTGAATTGAATTTATAGCTGGTAATTCGCTAGACTCTTTACTATAGCATAACTGATCATTTAATGCAACATATAATGAACTTGTTGTGATCCAATTTATAATGTTAACAGATTCACCTAAATATGTTCCTGATCCTATATAATATAACTCATTATTATCACTCTGTACTGGTATATTAGTATTAATATTAGCATTAATACTATTAATATCATTGCCAAAAGCAACAATCATAGCATTATGATTACTAGTTGCATTATATGCAGAATCAATCTCAAATGCTGGTTGATAATTATATACAGCTAATCTAAATTTATTTGGATTTCTTTGAGGAACTGAACCAGTAGCATCAACAATTTTAGCTTGTTTGTATCTAGTAGATGGTATAGTTTTTAATATATCAGCTGTAATAGGTGGTATATCTACATATAATTTCTTTGGACTATGCCAATTAGCTGAAGTGTGATTAGTAAAATCATATGCCCAGAAGAAGTCTGATGTTACTATATTGTCTTCTTGGATATATTTCATACAGCCAATGAGTGGCTTCAAATCACTATGTAAATCGGATAATGTATCATTATAATGATTATATATATAATATATATCATCTAGTTTTAAATTTTTACCATTATATAATGTATTAATTATAGTACACTTAAATTCAGGTGAACATGATGAGCTAATAATATCATTAATTATAATTTTATTGTATGTATACAGATGTATACAGTAATTAACTTTAAATGTATCATATGTACTATTAATGCTTGATTCTATAATAGCAATATCATTTCCAACTAATTTATAAATAATATTAAATAAGAATTTTTCTGGTTTACCAAGAGATTGATCATCTTGTAATTCAGCAATATTATTAAGTGTAAAATAACCATTATTGCCATTATTATATAAATGAGTAAGTATATCAGTATACTGGTCCAATATATCATCATTTGTATTATTAGAGATTATTTTTAGTAGCTCTATAAATAGATGCTTATTATATTCACCAGTAAATATTTTATCTATGCACTTATTTCTTTTTATATTATCACTAATATCACAAATAAGCTGAAGTGAAACATCATGACTATCATATAATAACTTAACTATTTCAGCATATAAAATACTACTATGAAAATTTAATAATGTATTAAGTTTATTTGTCTGATCTGATATATTAAATGGTATATATGACTTTCTGTATAAAAATGCAATTATACGTTTACACTTTTTTTCAAAAAACTCTGTTAGATGCACCGCATAACCGGTTTCTGAATCATTATACTTTGGTAATAATAAATTGAATAAGTTTGTTTTATTCTCTTTTTCTATATATTCTATTATATAATATTTTATATAGTCTTGATCACCAGGATAGCCATATTCATATTTGTCTTCTGTACCATCTTCTTTGTCTGCTTTTACATAATAATCATATATATGCTCAGCAGTAACAAGTGTAATTAAAACTTTATTAATCTTTCTATTAGCTTTTTCATGAAAATACACTTCTAATAATTTATCAATAAAGTCATGACTTGGGACTTGACCATCGAGTAATAGCGGTAAAAGATCAGTGTCTTGTGATTCTAGTGCAACATCAAATGCAGATAAATCATCATTATTCTTTATAAAAATTTGATCCGGATCATCATCATCAATAGTACTTATATCATTAAAATGACCACAATTCTTACGAAGATGTACTACAGACTCATGACAATCAGCAACGCAAGCTAATAAGATTAATGTATTTCCATTATCATCTGTAATGTCATTATAATTAGGTTTTATAGAACCTTCAGGTACTTTTGGAATAAGTTTAATTAAAATATCAGCTTTTGGTAAAGCTGCAGCATATAGCCGATCAGCTTCGTTTTTATCATCACAATTTTTATAATGTAAATCACCAGGAAATTGCTGTGGCGGAAATTTTGGGCCAAATCCTTTAGTTATCTGGTTTACTTTATTATATTTATAGCTTTCTTTAGTATATTCATTCCATAATGGAACAGAAGTATACATAATATATTCATCAGCATTAATAGGATCACCATAATGATCTAGCTTTGGGATTTGGTTACCATCTTCATCTTTTAAAATATACTCATAATAATTAGATCTAAGTACATCTATAGCATCAGCATTCATTGCGAGACATGCAACACCAATTGGTGATCTGCCTTTGCTTATATCATTGTCAACATCAATAAATGGATTGCTTTTATCATTAGTTTTAGGTTTATTAAAAGTATATAGCTCCATTATATGAGCAATACATTCTAAAGGTGCACTATTTAATACAGCTGCGCCTAATGGTGTATAACCATCAGAATCTTTTTCTTTATTATTTTTAGTATATTTTGGCCACCATTCATCAATAATTTCTATTGATGCAAAGTCTTCTGGTGCAAATTTATTATTGTCTTTGTAAGCCATAAGCTGACCTCATTATATAATAGTAATCCCTATATAGATAATTGATAATCTATATAGGGATTTATATTATATTTTATTTTTAACTATTCATCAGATGAATCATCTTGTTCTTCAACATCATCTGGATCATATGTTACATCTTGTGATAATTCAGCAGCTGAATCTACAACCTCATCATCTTCATTTGGAATTAATGCGATTCCACCTAAGCTATCAGCAACTTCTGCAAAGTATTCAAAATGATCTTTAATAAATGTTTCAAGATCATCTTTAGGTACTAAAACATCTTCACCTTGATATTTAACATTCCAACCTTTTCGTGGAACTCGTTCAACAACATGATGATATTCAAGCACCTGACGAATAGCGCCAGCATTTGAAATACCTTTACCAAAATGTATTGAAATTATCTTTTTTAACATTGGACGTGCATATCTGTTTTTATCAGTCCAAATTGCAAGATCAGCTCCATAAGGTACAGGCTTTTCATAACCCTCTAATGTTTGTTCAAGCATTTTTATTTTTTTAAGCATAACTCGAACATCCATATAATAGCCAAGTGCCTGACCGCCTGCTTGTGCTAATTTTGTTACTTGTCCATATCCCATTGCAATCTTTGTTCTTAGCTGATTTACAAATATTACAGTTTTATTTGAATTCTTAAATCTTGCTTTAAACTTCTGCATGAAATTTGACTGTGCACGTGCAGCAACACCAGGCTCATTCATTTCGTCTACATTCTTTTCAGTTAATCTTGCTGGAACTGTTGCTGTGATACTGTCATAAATAATAAGTGCTACATCAGGATCATTAATTACTTTACAAAGAAAATCATCAACTTCACCATATGTCTGTAAACGTACAGGAATGAACAACATATCATCAACATACTGTCTCATTCCAAAGCAATCAATCTGATTTCCATTTAAACCTGATTCAGTGTCGATGTAAATTACTCGTTTACCCTGTGAACAATATTTCTTTGAAATATGTAAACACATTGTAGATTTACCACAACCAGATTCAGATGCAATTTCAATAAATGTACCTTCAGGAATTCCACGACCATTTGATACAATTGAGTCAAAAATAATACTTCCACTAGGCCAAAATGTCTCTTCTTTTGTGGTTAAATCCATCAATTCAGAATATAGTGAAGTAAAATCTGATTTCTTTGTTTTAGTAGTTTTTTCTTCTTTAGCTTTTGCCATACTTATATGCTCCAATAAAACTTAGCTGTAAAGTCTATATATTATATACGTCTATAATATACTATAATGAACTATAAACCAAAAATATCGTCATCTAAGTCTGAAATAATATTTGTTCCTGCTGACTTTTGTGAAATTTCACATGAAGCAAGTGAATCTATTAAATCAGCTGATAATTCAGACTCATCTACAGATGCATCACCGCCAAATGAATATACTTCAGGTTCAATGTCAACAGGTGTAGGCGGAACATTTTGTCCATATCGTGTTTTAAGTACTTGTACATATGCTTGTTTTGCGATCTTCATATCATCATTTGCAAATACAGTCATTACAATAGATGAAAATCGTTCAAGCTCATTTGAATCTGATAATGCTGTTAAATTATATCCTTCTACTTGAGTATTAAGTGATTTATTTTTATCGTTTTGTCTTGTTACTAATGATAATTTTCTAAATGATGCAGCTGCAGCTTTATAGCCAGATCTATTTGTCTGAGCTAGCAATACCATCGTTACTTGTCTTTTTTGATTTTTATTTTGTCTAAAATCTACTGTTAACTCACCAAAAAATGATACATATTTATTAATAATAGCGCCTGTATTATTACCATTATATAATGGGCTTCTTAATGCAAGCTCACCAACATGATCTACAAAAACAGCATCAATTGGCTTTTCATCATCTAACTGATAAAGTATATCGATGAATTCACTTTCTGAATATGTCTTAAATCTAGATCTGTCTATTATATGGAAATTTGGTGCTATTGACTTCTGATATTCTGGTTCTAATACATCACATAAAAAGTTTAATTCATCTTCATACAATTTGTTTTGTCTAATTTTCTGATGTTCAATTGGATGATAACCCATTCTTGTAAAACGATTATCATTTGAAAATAGACTTAATATAGAGTATTCAAGCTGATCTTCAGCAACCTCTAATGAAATGTATGCAATGTTCTTACCTTCAAGAGCATTTTTTACACCCATATTTACAGCCCATGTTGTTTTAAAGGATCCTGTAAAGCCTGCTAACGTACACATAGCGCCTTTTGGAATTGAACTAATATCATCATCAATTTGATCTACAAAAGTTTTTAAGCCAGCACTGTCTTTCATGTTCTTAGTATATCTTTCACGAAAAGACAAGTGCTCTTCTTCAGTAACTGTTTCAAAATTTGCATGCTTACGAATAGTTTCAGCCATCTCTGGTGAAATACCATCTATAGCAGCTTCAGTTGCTAATTTATATAATAGCTTTGATTTATTTATATTCTGATGTTTCGTTATAAATTGTTTTCTATAATATCGAAAATCCGAAATTGAAAAAGCTTCAAATTCATCTAGCTGATTTCTATACTGTGGAAACTTTAATAAGAAAATTTCAGCAGTTGGAAATTGTTTATTGTGGTCAAATTCTTTGCTTAAATAATTAAATACGTCTTTCTCATCAGGTGATAAAATATTACTATTCTCTTTTGCAAGAATAATTTGAAGCTCATTATAAAATTCTGTATCTGAATTTCCAAGTAAAGATTTTACTATTTGAATCATCTTTATAACTCTAATGTAATTAATAAATTAAAAGTCCTAGACAAATATATTTTATATACATCATCTAGGACTTAATGGTAAATAATTTTATTATCTAGCGACAGAATTTATCATTGGCTCAAATTTATTAAGTAGTGTATTTAATCTATCGGCGTATGAACTAATTTTACGTGAAGTGTCTTTTAATGTAACAAAATGCTCTTTTGACATTGGAGCAAGTTTAGTAATGTTTCCATCTTCATCATTTTCATCAACGCTAAGATAGCCTGATAAATGATCTTCAAATTCGATATAAGTCTTAATTGTTGAAATTAAGCACTCACATTCATTAAGAAAGCCACAATACTCTGCATTTGAAACTGTCATAGTTTATTCTCCATTGTTTGTTAGTATATATGTCATATACACTATGTATACACCATAAATACCACCAAGTTATATAATTAAGTACAACCACAATTTCCTATTGTTGTGATTGAACTCGATGCATTTTCTTCAAGATAACCATCAAATGATATAAATTCTTGATCTGAATATTTAGCTAAATGAAGTGTGCCGTCTTCATCTGCAGCTGATAATGCAATAAATAATCCCCATTTACCGCATGGTGTTTGGAGTAAAAGTATATCACCTTTTTCAATATCAGCTGCATCAGATTCAGTTGGTAATTTGTATATTTTGCTATATTTTGCTTTATTGTCTAATAAAACGTGATTTGAATAATCCCGAGTATAATCAAGCGACATTATATTTCATACCTCCAATTAAAAATTTTTATGCATATCATTTTGATACTGAACATTATTATCAAAATAATTTCATATAGTGTGTATGAATATTTTTGTGGAATAATATAGTTATTAGTACTATTATAAATAGCTGGATGATATGAAGTATAATGAATTTCAGAATTTAACTGTTCAGAAAGATAATGATCTAAAAATCTAGTTTGTATTTTAACTGAATCAGCCGATTGTACAAAGCATTGACATGTAGAATTATTTATACCAAAGTTTACATCTTTACATGGATATATAATTAATTTGTCTTCTAATCCTATTTTGAATAGTAAAGACATCATCTGTGATGCAAATGGTCTATCATCAAAATAATCAAGAATGATAATCTGTTTATTTGAAAGTAATAATATTAAACATTCAATAAGACACAAATCATCATCTGATAAATCAGAAAAATGCAACCACAACAAATGATTTTTATCAAAAAAGTTCAAATATTCAGTAAATTTTTTAATGTTATAATACTTACTGATGTACCGAAATATATTTTTATATTTATTGTAATCTCTTACTAAATATGCAATAAATGTATTTGAATATGATTGTTTATCTGAATAGTTAATAGTATAAAATGAATGCTTAAGCTTCAAAATAAAATCGTCTGTATATTTACTATCAGTTGAATATACAGACATAACATTTCGTGTTATTAATCTAATATGTAATTTATCATCAATTAAATCTGCAATCATTTTATAATCATATAATTATTCTGATGTATCATCATCTTCTGTATCAGTTAAAGCATTTTTTAATTCAAGAAGTGTTTGATTACTTAAGCCTTTAAGAAGATTATAAACTTCATCCATACGTGCTGTATTATCAGTATCAACAGCTTGCTTTGAAACTTGACCGCAAATAGTCATAATTTCAGCTTGTGCCTTCTTTGCTTCTTTATAACGTGCATTAAGTTCTTTAATATCAAGCTTGTCTACATTTACATTGTATAAACGATCTTCTGCTGCTGAAATAAACTTATTTAATGTATTTAATCGTGTTAAAGATGCAGCAGAATAATATGAAAGATATGATGTAAGCTTTCTAGCTAATAATGTTAAATTGCTTGACAGTTCAACTGGAATATCTGCAACAACAGCTGCATCAATTACATCAAATGCAGAATCATTCTTTTTATGCTCGACTTTTACAATCTGAGAAATGTTATCATCTTTAACATTAGCATCATCACTCATAGCAAATGTAATCCATATCAAATAATTTCTTGTGAATTTAAAATTCGTTTAATTGAACTTTCAGATTTGCCATACTTATTAGCTAATTCTGAAATTGTTAATCCATCTGAATAATCAGCAATAACTTCATCATCAATCAAAAGATTTTTAACTAATGTTGTTGATGGAATATCCAGCTTATCTTCTTGAAACACGTCTAGGAATGCTAAAAATTTATCACCAAGTAATTGATATAATGTATTAAAATAATTTTGACCTGAAATAGAATCTAATTTATTTGCAAGATTTTCAATTTGATCTTCAGTATAATAGTCATATATTGATAATAAATCGCATGGTGATTTCATATTTTTAACCTCTGAATAAGTTTCCCAATCATTAATTGAATTATTTGAATCATTAATAGTATATTTTACATTCTTAGCATTTGGCTTATAAAGATTCCAAGCTTTTAATGATATTGTCCTGAAATCGTCTATTGAATTAATAGAAAGATCTTGCAAGTCGAGAACATCGTGCTTTATGCTATTTGTTTTAGGATATACAACAACAAGATCTAAAATTTCATCGTCAGTACTTACTAGCTTATTTGATCTGAAAATGAAATTCGATAATGTATTTCTTATTCGTGTGAATAAGACATTACGAACATTTTGCATATTTTTATATGCACCAGAATCAATCGTCTTTTGAAAAAAAGACACTGCATCTGTAATAGCCAATGAAACTAAGTCATCTTTATCGAATAAAGTAAAATATTTTGCAAAATACTTTGCAACAACTACTTTTGCCAATGTTTCAATATAATCCCAGCAAAACTTATTAGGTTTACCATCTGTAACAAATTCTTCTGACTTTGGGATTACCTGTTTTGGACTACTTGATTTTGTTCTTGCCATAATATAATATATGTCTCCAATATAATTGTTATTATGCTATATTTGTATTTACTATTATAATATACAAAGCATATCAGCTAAACTAAACATTTAGCATAAGACATTTAATTAAAGATACATAATAATCGTAATCTTCAATATTACCATTATGTAAACAATCAAGAATTTCACCAAAGTCTTTAAGAGGTTTACCATCTAATGATATAGGTGGTTTTAAACGCTTAATATGAAAATCTTTTCCAGAATGTTTATAGCATAAATTATGAAACGCATTTTCACCAGCATCATCATTATCAAATGCACAATAACATGTTGAACATGTGCCTTTTATAAAATTTAAACAATTAGCTGAAACAGATACACCATTTGTAGCAATTACAAATGGGTAAAATGTTCTTAAAAAATCTGAATCTAAAGCAGATTCTACAATTATCCATGGTTGATAAAATTGCTTTTTATTTACACCAGCACCATAAGGAATATAATTGCATTTTGTATAATTTCTAAATTGCTTCTGAGATATTGATCTAACTACAAACCCAATTACCTCAGAATTCAGCATATTTGGCATCACAATGCACTTACCCTGGTCAATTACAAATTGTCTCATAAACGGGTCTAATTCGCTGTTTTTGAAGACTTCGTAACCAGTAATAAGTTTATATGGGTTACCATTGAAATGTGAGAATGTAGCATATTTATTGTACAATAAATCGATTTTTGGGAGTGAGTTAAAATAGCTTGTGAGATCCATATTTTAACCTGCATTAGTCAATACAGATTCCTGTAATGTAAATTTGCCTTTATCTGCAATATAGATTCTATCGCCGTATTCTATAAACTTATTATCATGTGTAATAAGTACAATAGACAAATTTGTTTCATCACATAATGTATGAAGAAATTCCATAAATGTTGGAACATATTGTTTTGACAGCTGACTAAATTGTTCATCTAAGAATAAGTATTTAGACACTGTTGGTAAATTTATAATAAAGAAAATCTGAATAATAGATGCAATAACAACTAATATACCGCCAGCTATGTTAGAATCTTTAACTGGTAAAAGATTTCCATTATCATTTAACAACAATTCAACACATTTAGAATTACGTTTATCAACTACATTAATCTGTATAGAATAATTCCTGTCATAAAAAATCTTTTTCAAACCAATTGTCAATAAGTCTTCTAACTTCTTGAGAAGAGAGATAGAAAATTTACTAATAATATCATCAATAATTGGTTTACAAAGCTTTAGTGTATCTCTTTCAGACTCTAATATAGAGAGCGTTTGATTTATATCAGAAATTGATTCTTTTACAGTTTTAATAGATGATTGAATCCCTCGATATTTTATTAATAAATCAGTTATATTATTTTCTAATGTCTGATCAATCATTAAATTCATAATTGATTATTCCCAATATACATAAGCTGTTTTTGTATCTACATTAACAACAACTTTTGCTGAATTCATATCTTTAACTTTTAAACCAGGCATATATGAAATAGAATAATCAGAAAAGAATGAATGATCTACGAAATAACTGTAATCTACTGTGAACATCTGCTGTAATCTCCAATAAATTTAAATGTAAATACTAAAAATAAATGAACTATTTACTATTAAATATACAAATAGACTGCAATTTTCTTAGATTTACTACCAAATAATCGCGGAGTTTCACAAAAATTTTCATTTATTAAGAGTGAGTATTTATTCAATTTAAATTGAATGATACAAGCGTTACGTAACGCGGCGTTGCCGCTAAACTGTACTTTTGTATAGATGAATATGATAATTGAATTTCATTATAATAAAATAAATAATATATATATTATATTATATATAACAAATAAAATAAATTATTATTATTATTATTATTATTATTATTATTATTATTATTATTATTAGATTGAAATAACAATATTAATAACAAACTATTTAACAATAACATACTCAATAAAATAAAATTTGTTTCAATGAAATTCTTCTCATAAATGTTCTCTTAATAAATACATTCAAAAATTTTTTAAATCACCAATTTAAATTTTGATCATTTATTAAACATACAAACACACATTATGTACCACAAGTTGACTGCATGTGAATGTGCTTATGCTACTCTCTAACCCAACGATTAGAGTAACCCACAATGATGCTTCTCAGGTATGATAACCCGGCAAATCAAAGTACAGGAAGTCAGCGAAGTTATTGTTTTGATCAAGTTCAGAATTTTGAAATTTACGTTTAGCACTTAGATCATAATTTGCAAATTAAGATTCAGTGAATCAGCAAAAGATACAGCTCAAAGTTCTAACCATTAATTACATCATTAATATAATGATCATAATTATGATTATTATGATTATCGTTATTAAGATTATAATTATTATGATTATTATAATTATTATGATTATTATAATTATTATGATTATTATGATTATTATAATTATTATGATTATTTTTAAAAAGATTTTTAAAATTTTTCCTACTATATTTTTATCGACACCTTCAGGACAGCTGACCAAGGACGCCAGTTCGACATGGTATTATTATGAACCCATTCAGTAATTCCACAAACAGACGGCACACAATTTATTTCGCTTAAGACTGAAATAAATCACTGAACTTTACTATCGCAATAATAAAATTTTCTGTTGCGTAAATCATTACCTACTATATTGAGCTCTACCATATTGTCTTATGGATTCGATCACTTTAATGATCTTATTTGCTTGTATTGAATCTGCGGGATTTGTTTTATCATATATAACCCTTAAGAAGTATCAATAAAAGTTCTACACCCACGCTCAAGAAGTCTCTGTAATGAATCTATCATTCAATCCGCGATGAATGATAGTATGAATAATTCATTTAAATAGTACTATTTAGTATTATATACGTAGCTAGCCAACTTAATTTAACTTTATTTAAAATTTATTTTCTGTTCATAATCATTCAATATATAAAAATAAATCCTAGTGACAATTGCATGTCATCACTAGGATTTTAATCGCTAATCATTAATTCAGTTATTAGCAAACTGTCATACCGATCTAGAACAGTATGAAGCAACTCATTCGTCGCCATCGAATGATAGGGTTTGAACCTATACCTTTATTGCCACAGTATTGTTGGCTATCAATAATGCTCTTATCAGATTAAGCTACATTCGATAATTATTTGATATAAAAGAAAAGCCATTACTATAGTAATGGCTTTATTATTAAATTATCTTCAGGGACATGTAACTTTTCACTGAACTTAATCAGCTACAAGGCATTCGCAAATACAGTCTATTTCCTTCGTAAGATAATTTATAAATCTGATGCCTCACCTTAATTGGCAATCCGGATTATCACCCACTAGTAAATGACCTCTAGAAAGTCTCCTAGCTGTTAAAGGACTACTCGTTCGAATAGTAGGTGTTCCAAATATAATTCTAATCACACTAAATTATTTATGTAACATAAATTTTTCAAGTCTTTTAATTCTTGACTCTAATTTATTTCGTTTTAATGATTCATCATAGTCTTCATCTTTAGGTGAAAATATATCATCACACTCAAATGCAATAAAATCATTAACTTTTGTATCTTCTGGAATTTCATCTTGAAATTCATCTATAAGTGTGTCCCAAGCAGCTAATTGTTGTTCTTCAGTTGCAAAATCCCAATTATCAATCGCATTACCCCATAAAAAATCGCCCATATCATCAAATGTGAGCTCATGTTTTATATACATATTATTACCTCTAAAATTAAAGTCTATTGTAATATTTACCAATTACTTTAAATTTATACAGTTTATATAATGTAAATACGGCTATGATTACTTTTACATTCATACATATTTAATGTTTTAAGCACAAAAATTACCCATATCACTATGGGCTGCCATAATCCTAAATAACTGTGTACTTAAGTTACATACAGGAATTATGGTCTTTTTGAATCTCATGTTTGAGCATTGTTCAAATCACAGAATAAGAGGCTTAGAGATTACTATCAGTTAATATATACTTATTAATAATAAGCAATTTAACTATCTAGGAATTTTTTCTTTTTTAAATCCATGGATTTTATACTCTGAAAGCTCATCATATGAATGTTCATTTTTAATTTGATTCTTTCGTCGTTTGAAATCATTTGATTTATTGCGATTATTGTTCTCAGAAAAATTTTCCTTTTTAAAAGATTTTCCCATAGTTCTATTTACTTTATATTCCTATTAAGTTATCGGCTACATATATCAATGTTAGCCTGTGTGTTATCATCAAAGATAATAAGCATATTATTATCTTTTATCATTGCATCAGATATATAGATATTAATCTCTTTTGACTTTTTATCTTGAAATAATTTTAATACTTTTAATAAAGCATGCGCCGGAATTTCAGCCTCATTAGTAACATCTTCAACAGTACCAATCTGTTTACTTTTTATTGATGATACATGCTTTGCAGCTAATATATTTTTAACTGATATTTTTAATGTACCATCTTTAACTGTTACACCAAGGATCTTTTTTGATGCTGAATACTCTTCAGCAAACACACATATCTTATACAAATCATCACAGTCAATTTTAATGTAGTTTTCTAATTTGTCATAATATGTTACACTAACTGGTGGTATATCAGCTGTTATTACAGCATATTTAAATTTAGGTCCAATAAATACAGTTTTTTCTACAGCTGACTCAACTTTTTCTACAGAAAGATCAAAATTATCTTTTAATAACGATTTTAGTAGATTTGCATCATCTCTATGTAGAGTCATATTAACAAATTTATCTTTTGTAATTACATATGATCTACGAGATGTTGTTGTCATACTTGATTCATTAAACTGAATATACATATCGCGTGCATATGTATAATCTTGCGTATAGCCAACAACAGAATTAATTGCATTTCTTAATTTAACTGAATTGATTGTACCAATTTCAGATACTGTGCCATCTAAAATATATTTACTTGTATCAACTTCAACAACTCTAAATGGTAACCAACCGCCGCCAATAATATTAAATTCATACTGTGATAAATTTTTTCTAATTATAAATTTGTCACTATTAGCACATTTAACCAAAGCAATTAAATCATTTATTGATACAGCAATATAGTCGTCAATCATATTGCTATTATTAAATAAATCAACTTTATACTCAATATAATTAGATGTATCATCTATTGCTCTACATACTAGTTGGTTATCCTCTACATGCAGAAGAGCAATCTTTGCTAAATTTGATTTAGCTCTGGCATTCATTGTTTTTGCAAATGAAATGAAATTTGTAAAATCATCTCCATTAAAATAAAGATGCATACTATTAGATTCACACATACTTTAAGCTCCAATTAAATCTAAATATTTAGCTATTTTTGATCTACATTCAATAGGAATTTGTAAGCTGCTAAAATAACTACGGATGTCCATATCTGATGATGAATATGAACTCGTAATAAATCCAATTAAATCTTTCATAGAAAATATTTGCTGATTATTTGATGCTGAACTTTCAACAAATATTTCAGATGCACTTTTACAAGCAACTTCTAAATAAGCTGCTTTACATTTTGTACAATTAAATATTAATATACGCGGTATTCGCGTTTTATTATATGGTTCTGATGTATTTCTTGACAAAGAACCTGGAATATATAAAGTTGTATTTCCTATAATTTGAGTATCACAAGGTGCATGGAAATGACCTAAAACCATTGTATCATAGTTTAAATTAACAACATCATCATGACTTAATGAATAATCATCTAATGAAAATTCGTAGTACCTATGAGCTATGCACACTTCATAATTATCAGACTGCTTTTTACAAATTTCATCTGGGTAATTAAAACATCTAAATATTGTTTTATCAATAAGTAATTCATTTGGAGCAAGTTTTACGTAATCAGTTGCTAATAGAATTCCCAATGCAGTAGACTCTAGAGTGTCCATTCTATTATTTTTAATATCGTGATTACCAACAATAGTGTATACTGTAATTCCTTTATCACGTATTCTTTTAAATGTATTTATAACTACTGCAAGATATGGTAATGATGTAGATGGTGCATCAAATACATCACCCAATAGAATAAATTTATTACAGTGATATTGACTAGCAATATTTGATAAATATTCTAATTTATTTAGAATAGTAATTGGATAATTATCACATCGAGATACTGGAGAATTACATTTAAGGTGCATATCCCCAATAATAAATACATTCTGCATTATAAAACCTTAATCTTATTATATTGCTCATTAATAGAATTCAATTCATCTGTTAATTTAGATGTTAAATCACTAATAATTTTTTCAACTGATTCTACCGTAGATAAATCATATTCAGGATATTTGTCCTGAATTGTTTTAATATCTGTATTTAATTGTTCAAGCTTTGCTTCATATTTTAGCTTTTCAGCTGTTAATTCAGAGTGTTTTGTTTTAAGTTCATTAAATTTAACAATAAGCTCATCATTATTCATTACTATTCTCCATTAGAGATAAAAATAATCCCTAAGCATTTATTAAATACCTAGGGATTTATACAATGCTCAATGTATAATATACATTGAAATATGCTCTCTAATAACTAATATTAATCAATAAATAAAACTTTTGCAGCCATTGCAGGTTTAAATTTAACTGCCTTACGTGCAGGAACTTCCATTATTTCACCTGTTTGTGGATTTCTACATTTACGCGCTGCTCGTTCAGTCACCATAAATTTACCAAGTTCGCCAAGTTTAACTTCATCGCCAGCTTTAAGCACTTCCATCATAACATCAGCAACTTTATCAATAACAGCTTTTGCATCTTTTTCATTCTTTAAATTAAGAGCACTTTTAATTTTCTTAGCAAATTCACTTTTAGTCATAATACTAAATCTCCATGTTATTAAATTGTTAAGTAATATATAGTAATTAACGCATTATGTAATAATAGATATGTAATTATTTGCAATTAAGAATTTCACTTGCAAATCCATAGTTTGTTGAATAGTATATCTTTTTAATTCCTTTACTTATAATAAATGGCATACAACTTGCACATGGTCTAGCTAAACCATATTCACCATTCTTTTTTACACGTACTATATACAACTCTAGATCTTTATAATTAATATCTTGCTTTATTTGATTTAAACATGCTATCTCAGCATGCAGTGTGTGCATATTTTTTATACTAAAGTCACATTTATACCGATAATTATCGTATTCAGCTTGTATAGGGTGTGTTTTAAGCTTATTAGATGATGCAGCAATAATTTTATTTTTTAATACAGCAATACAACCTAAATGAAATATATCGAAATTCGACTCCAAAGCGATTGTTGCAGCTCTATCAAAAAATCTCATTTGCTGTTTCGAAAACATATAACCATCCTGAGTTGTGCTATAATGAACTGAGCAAGTCATCCTGCTCAATAAGTAAAGCCATTATAGCACAACTTGTTTAGTCTGTCAACTAAAAAATTCAAAATTTTATTATAAACGGTTTATCTGCTATTTGACATTAAATCATAAACAACTGTCACATAGTTGATTGCCACATAGTGGACATACTTTAAATTTTGCTAGTTCAGCTTTAATCGGCAATTCTTTTTCAGATAGCTTTATACATTTATCACTAATTGATTTATGCTCATTATATTTGCGATGCAATTCAATTAGGTTGCCTATATTAGACATACTTACATTTTGTATATTACTAAGCACATCAATAATAGAATTAAATTTACTTTTTAGTAACAGTCTTTTATTTTGTTTAGCCAAGCTGTCAATAAAATCAGCATTAATTTTTCCAAGTATAGAATTTGAAATACATTTATTTAATGCACGAACTTTTTTATTAATATTAAAATGTTCTTTTGTCTTTATATTTAGCTTATTCAATTCTATTATTGTTGAAATTAAACCAATTGTTGCAGAATTTTTTTCTATAAGTGAAACAATATCACATTGTAAAGCTGTAATATTAATTTGATTTTTTATACTGTTTAATATTACATTTAAATCTAAAAGACACTTGATTGCATTGCTAACGCTTTCAATTCTATCAGTGATACACTTAATTTGTTGTGTATTATTTGCAATATTGATGGCTATATTTTTATCTGAAGCATATCTATTCAATTCTTCCAGCATAGAATATTTATGCTTATAAGCAATTAAATCACTATATAATTTTTCAATAGGTGCAAATTCTTTTTCTTGCGATTCTAGTTGCTCTAAATCATGCTCAAGATGATCTTTTACTTTTTCATTTGTAGCAATATCATTTGCATTTGATTTAACATCAGTATTATAATAGTCATTCATTGATGATACATCAAATGTACTTCTATATGTTAAAACATTATATAGTGTTGATTGACTACCAAATATTAGAAATGGTGTTGAAAACTGTAAATTGAAATTAAAGTTAATATCTTCGCCATTAATATCAAGGTTGCCTATTTTTAATATATCAGCTGCTTGCTGTACAGCTGATCGACCAACTTTAGCATATTTGTTTCCATTTACAGTATAATAAAATTTATCACCTTTTGACTTTACATGTCTCGTATACGATACAGAATCATCACCAAGATTAATTTCAATATTCATTGTATTTTTTCCAAATGAAATATCACTATCTGAAAATTCATTTGTTGCAATATTATGAATACTTCGCATTAATGTTGATTTACCTGAACCTGATTGACCAATAATAAGGTTTAAACCAGGCACAAATTCAACATCACAATGATTTACGATTCCTACATTATCTAATGTAATTTTCATAATTCCTCAAGTAAAAGCTTAAGCTCTCTTGCAAGATTATTTTTATTTTCATCAATATTCGTTAACTTATAAAAAAGATTTGTTAATAATGGTTCATGATTACCAATATTATATGCTTGTATCATTATATTGTACTTTTCAACAGTGTTAGCGCTCATTGAATCAAAATCTTTTCTTAAGAAAGAAATATATTCATCTAATGTTTTTGTAGAATTATACAAATCTACAAATTTCTTATATACTTCATATTGTTTAATTGCATGCTTAAGACTTTTGCTTTTAGTACTAATTTGCTGCATATTTGTATTACCTGTCATTTTATCATGCCTTATTTATTTGAAAATGGATTTTCAAAATTAACTAAAAAGCTAATATAATTGTAAGCTTTTTGAATTTTTGACGTAAGTACCTTATATTTTTTAACTGTATCTAAATCAGGTATTATACATACATCATCAGAATTACTATTAATAGACATGACATAATCTGAGAATATAGTCATATAAAAATCAGTCATTATTTCATTAGCTTTTTTCAGTTTAGTATATAGCGATCTAAGTTCTGAAAAGCTTTTAATATTTTTAAGAGTAATAGAATTGATAAATTCATCATTATATGTGCTCACATTATTAGCACGATCTTTCTTTGCTGATACTTTTGGCATAACATTAAATTCCTACATTAAACTTAAACTAAAAATAAAAACTTAGTCATCTTAAGATGACTAAGTTTTATATACAACATTTTATTATTATAATAAGCATTTAATGCCAATTTATTACAATAAGATTGTTCATATTGATGAAAACAGTACCATATTCAACACTATATTTTTCTGTGTTATCTTCTTTAAGAATTATTCCAACTGGTACAAGCTCATTATTTTTTCGTAAATAATTGATTATTTTAAAGTCTTTTGATTTTAGAAAGTCTGAATTTTGAAGCTTACTAGCTAAATCAAATTTTGATGATTGAAGTTTATAATCATATAAATCATGTCTGTCATATTTGATTTGCTTAATAGTATATTTATTAAATAGTGTTAAATAAAATCTATATTCATATACAGCTGAATTTTCATTTATTTCAACACCTTGAAATGCAGGCAAACCAGAGACATCAACTATACAACCATAACCATCTATAACTTTTCCAACATCGTCACCAACTTCTGAAGTACAATTATCATGATATTTGTACTTTTTAAACTTTTTAATAGTTGGTAAAACATGTGCTTTATACCAATCAGCATAATCTGATAAATCTTCTTTTGTATAATAGAATTTATTATCAGCTTTTGAATATTTAATATGATTAATAGGCACAACAGTACTACAAAATGCTTCTGATTTATCAAGATCATCTAATGATGAAAAACATTCTATTCCGTCTCTAACAGCTTCTTTTGTATATATTCTATATTTTTCTAATTTTAAATCATATAATTTTTCTTTTGAAATTATTAACATGGTTTTATATTCCTAATAATATAATAAAATCACCCACCTATAAATAGATAGATGGGTGACCTAGGAGCTTTAGTATGAATGACGGCTTAATTTTATATTTAAAGCAATATAAAAGCAAATAATGTAAATTCTATTATCACAACAGTACTACACCATCGATCAGCCATTTTTATAGATATTTGATTCATCTATAAAAATCACTAAATCTTCAAATTCTCTGTTGAACTTGAAATGCTGCTGTGTATAAAATTTCCATGTAATTGGATATTTCTCTATTTTTTGCAACAAAAAATTTAATATAGATAATTTATTATTAGCTCTAAAATCAGAATCTAAACATTTTGCAATATTTTCTATATCCTCTATAATTGATTTATAACTAATGTACAAAATACATAACATTTTATAATTAGACTCAACTATAGAACTTGACATTATACAAACCTTACTTTTGAAATTTGTGTCTGCTTAATACCATTATATTCAGATAATTTTTGAACAGTAGCCTCAATCTGTTTATGTGATTTAAAATCAGTGTCCATGTTTTCATTTGCAAATAATGTAATTGAATTACCATTTACATCATGAATTTTATATAAATACCATTTTGAATCACCATTTTTAAATTTAGAAGTTCCTGATTTAATCATCTTGAAATCTCTAATACAAAATGCTACAGAGTCGCCTTCTTCACCTAAATATTCAGATGATTTTTCAATTTCATTTAATGCTACAAATGACATGTGCTTGTCAAATGAAGCGAATGAACTTGCAATTAAACCAAGTTTAACTTCATCAATTTTTGGTTTAGCAATTTCTAATTTTACTTCTTTAAAGTAATCACTATCTTGTGAATTGATATATGCAAACCATTTTGATACACGATCTTTTACAGAAGACAACTGTTCATCTGATAGTTCATTTTTGATTAGTAAATCAAAAAGTTTATTAGCTGTACAATTATCTTCATCATCAGCTCGCTTTACATATCCGTTTTGTGATGTTTCATATGCAGCATACTTAATAACAGACTGTACATCAAATTTAAGACCCATTAATTACCAAAGCTCCAAGTTTATCGTTAGTAATATTATCAACACAATACTACTAATATACATCACATATTGATAAAATAAAGCAGATGTTTTTATTTTATACCCATTTCGCTATAACACCACAATCCATATAACCTGCAACTTTTTCTTTAAAAGCTTCCCATCTTTTATCACCAGCCTCAGGTGGATATGTATATGGCTGTGGACAAAGTTTTCCAGTTGCATCTCCATGTCTAATTATATGATTTAATTTAATCTTATATACATTTGCAAGATATGCTACAGTCTTTGCAACATTTTCAACAGCCTCATCTTCAAAGTACCAATCTGTTGCTGTTGCTGATTTATCATTTTTAGTATCAGTCTTCTTAACACAAAAATCAACACCTATTGAGTAATAGTTGCCTTTGAAATCATCACCCTCTTTTTGCCACTTTAAGTGATTACGTGCAGCAAGATCATATCTCCAATCCTTAACTTTATAGTTAGCTAATTCTTCTAAAGACATTACTTTACTGCTTTTTGGCTGTTGCACTTTCCCTCCAGCAACATGCCATGCTACATATTTTAATGGGACAGCTGCATAAATATCTTTTTCATCAATATAGAAGTGAGATGAGGCGCCTGTATTTTTCTTCATTGCCTTACACATTGATTTTGCACTAACATTCATACATGCTGTATAATGAACAACAATCCAAGTTGGGGGATTACTAAATTTTTTACCATGTGCATACTCATATATTGGATTATGAATATTAATTTCAACAGGTTCTTTCTTTACTTGCACTTTTTCAATTTCAGTATTTACAGCAGGTTCTGATTTAGAAGACTCAAGTAAATCAGCATCTGAAGTAGCTATATCTGTAATCTTTTTTTCTATTCTAATATCACCTAAAACAGATTTAAGGACACAACCAATTTTACTACACCAATCTTTTATCATGATAATTCTCCATGGTTGTATAAATTGTATAAAATTAAAGCCATAGAATGATACCTAAGTTTTAGATATCAACTATGGCTTAAACAGCATTACATCTATGTAGCTTATTACATATATTATTTGCTTTTACGATTTAATACTTTTTCAATATTAGCAATTCTATTTTCAAGTTTTGCTACTCTATTGTGCTTAAATCGACTTTCTTTAACATTCAAACCATTACTAGCAGCATCTTTAAGATCGCCTAATGTAATATTAACATCACCAGCACCGTCAGTCTGAGGCATATATTTACGAAGTGTAGCATCCGCAGCTGGTTTTGGTAATACCATACAATTTGCTGTTAAATAAATTGCAGCTTTAGCATCATTGCTAAGTTTATTCCAACCAGCAATTGGTGCATTTTCATCTTCTGCTTTATCAGGTTTTTTAACAGCTTCAACACGTTCATCAGTTATAGCGGCAATTGCTTTTCTTACATTACCAGTTAAATCTTCAAAATCAGCATCTCGTACACGTGATGTATTTGTAGCAAGATATTCAAGACCGTCATGACTACCATCAAAATCAACAATACTTTTGAATAGTTGATCTGGTGACATTGCATATAAGTTCTCTAATGCTTTGCTATTAGCTGATGGCAACTTTGATTTACCAGCTTTTAATGCAAGAGCCATAATTAGAGCTTGTGTAACTTTAAGAACATCAGACGCTTTTTTAAAGTCGATTCCTTTTTCTTGTGTTATAATTTGAAGATCTAATGCTTCCATTGTAGCATCAGGGTTTACACAAGCAGTCTGTGACCAACGATGATGACCATCAATAATTAATGAGCCGTTACATGTAATAATAGGAATTTTTATTTTAACACTATCACCAGCAATAAGCTGTTTACAACTTGCAGCATTTTGTACAGGGAATTTTAATGAATTTGAAAATCCAATTTCATTTTGTGTAGGATGTAAATTTTTAACAGGTGTTGCAGCATTTGCAACAAATTTAAATTTTACATTCTTTAAACCCATTTCTTCAAGTTGATCAGCTGATAATGTACCAGCAACTAATTCAAGTGCTAAACGTCCTTTTTCATCGCTCATCATCACATTGACGTCTTGAACGAAATCAATAAGTCCAGCATCTTTTAAACTATTTGTAATTGCAGCAATTTTCTGTTGAACTTCAGGGTCTTTACCTGCTTTATCAAGATCTTCTTTACTTGCAACTGTATCTTCAGCAGCTGTCTCATCTTCATCAGCTTCAAATTTACGACGATTAGCTGTATTTGCTTTAAATGCTCTTTCTAGTCTTGCAATACGATCTTCTAAACTAATACGCGGCATTGTTATATTCTCCATATTAATATCATTAAATATTTATATAAAAGATGTAAACATTCAAATATATTTGATATTTAATTTATATATTAAATGATAAAACCCATTCAGCAATCTGTTCTTTTACAGTTGCTAAAACATTATCTTTATCATAGTTATCCAGCACCTTATTGATATACGCAGCTACAGTATTCATATCATCTTCTTTCATACCAATTGTTGTTAAAATAGCAGTACCTAATCTAATTCCAGATGGTCTTGCTGGTGGATTAGGATCATATGGAATTGTAGAATATGAACACTCTATACCAGCTTTTTCCAATGCAATTGCTGCAGTTTTTCCATCAATGCCTTTAGATGTTAAATCTACGACCATTAAATGCGAATCTGTACCACCTGAAACAATATTAAGTCCATATATATGCACTAATAAATCTGCAAGACGTTTTGCATTCTTAATAACTTGCTCAGCATATATTTTAAATTCAGGTTGAAGAGCCTCACCTAAAGCAACAGCCAATGCAGCAATCTGATTCATGTGCGGCCCGCCTTGCATTTCGGGGAATACTGATCTATCGATTTTCTTTGCAAGTTCACCACTACATAATATCATACCACCACGCGGTCCTCGAAGTGTTTTATGTGTAGTAAGTGTAACAACATCAGCATAAGGAATAGGTGAAGGATAAGCTCCGCCAACAATTAAGCCAGCAACATGAGCAATATCTGCAACAAAATAGCATCCTGCTTTATTTGCAATTTCACGTAATCGTTTCCAATCAAGAATACGACTATATGCAGTTGTACCAATGAGCATCATTTTTGGATGAAGATTATAAACAAAATCTTCAAGTTTGTTATAATCAATCATCTTTGTGTCTTTATCTACATCAAACTGATGAACAGTATAATTCTTTCCAGTGAAGTTTACTTTGTGACCATGTGTTAAATGCAATTTGTTAATCTTATACTCTCATATAAGTTCGGACTATACCTTCGACTTAAACCAAGAATTTTTTATAATGTTATCTCTAACATACTTATTAAGTGGATAATCTAAATTTTCATCAAAACATGTAATACCTGTATTTATATTGGCAATTGAATTTTTTGAAACATTATATTTTTTAGCTAATGATCTAATAGAACAGCCAGATATAAGCTGCTGTTGAATTTCTTTGTAATATTTATGTAGCTTACCGTGTGGCTTAGAGTAATTATATTCTTTTATAATCTTTTTAACTAAAGATTCACTAATAGAAAATTTATCAGCTACTTCGTTTATTGACAGACTTGAATTTAAATATAATTCATATACTGAATGTCTATCATTAAATCTTGTATTTGATGGATTAAATAATTTTGTTAATTGATCATTATAAAGTGTATAACCAAGCTCTTCATATTTTTTAACAGTTTCTCTTTCAATAAGAGCACTATCTTTATCATCGCATATACATTCAATTATAAATTCAATATTATCAAATCCAATACTATTAATCCATTTATATACTTTTTTATCACAATGTTGTTTAGCTCTACTTTTATGCTGATAAATTCTATTTTTTAAATTCTTTGTTTTACCAATATAAATTTCATTACAATTATTTTTATTTTGAATTTTATAAATTATCATATTTAAGTCGCCGCTTGGTAGTCTCTGAGGGCTCGCCATGACGCTTGTCCCTGCTGATTGCCTAATCTTTAATATTGTCACCAATTATAATATACAAATGGTAATCAAAGCTCTAAAGGTGTTCCAGCATATTCACGGTTTTTACAAAGATGTCACCATCTAAGGGAAGCCAAATCTAACACCAACCTCCAGAATTAAGACCCAAACCTACTACAATATCACCAGGTTCACATAGTGCATTATAAACTTCAAGATTCGCAGGACTTCCACTATACGGTTGAACATTTACGTGCCAATCATTAGGTAACTTAAATGCAATTTTAGCACGTTCTATTGCAAGTTTTTCAATTTTATCAGTGTTTTCTTGTCCTTGATAATATCTTTTTCCTGTATAGCCTTCGCTATAGCAGTTCGTAAAAACACTAGACAACGCTTTTCTAACATTATCAGATACCTGATTTGTAGAAGCAACCATTCTTAAAGTTGTATGCTGTCTTTTTTCTTCAGCAGTTAATATGTCAAATACTTCTTTATCATTCATAATGGGCTATTATCCTACAAGTGAATTAACAATTTCTTTAATTTTTGCTTGATTATTACCAATTACTCTTTCTATTTCTTTACCATCTTTAAAGAATATTACACACGGTAAATTTTGAATTCCAAGTTGTTCAGCTACTGATTCACATTCTTCTACATTAGCTTTGCAGAATTTTATATTACTATTATCTTTATGTTCATCAATTAATTTATCAATGAACATCGACATTGCTCTACATGGACCACACCAAGTTGCCCAAAAGTCAACAACTGTAACTTTGTTTTCTTTTATAGTATCATTAAAATTGTTATCGTCAATATTCATACAAATCTCCATATAAAAATAAAGGACGTAAACCTAACATTAATGTTAAATATACATCCTTCTTTTTAGTTTATTTGCTATTGTAGAATAATATTTAATAATATTTAATATCAAACTGTGAACTGTTTAGCTTATAATTTGATATAATATTTGAAACTTCATCACATACAGTCTCAGCTGATTTTCTTGCATCAATTTTTATAATTTTAGTATGTGATTCTAGTTTATTAAGAATTACTTTATATGCTTCATATAGATCTTGAAGATACTTAATAGGAATACCAGACTCACAATCTCTAGATCGCTTTTTGATACGTTCTAAAGTATCTTCTGGTGACAACTCTAACCATACGGCGACGTCTGGATATGCAGTTTGTGCTGCAATCACTTTGTGAATATTTATATATGATAAATATTCTTTATCAGTAAAATATCCTGATTGTCTTTGAACTAATGCAAATGCTGCATCTGAATATATTGAGCTGTCAATTATTGTATCTTCACCACGTGATGATCTTAAGAATGCTTCTTGTGATTGCTTATATCTTTCAAATAATAAATTCACCTGCATTGCATAAGACCATCTATGTGGATCTTGATAATATAATTCAAGAAATGGATTTGATTCAACAGGCTCTTGATATTCAATATAGTTGCCACTTTTTGCAAGATTAGACACTAATGTTGATTTTCCTGATCCAATCAATCCAAGAATTGTAATAAACATACTGCTCCAATAAAGTGTTATTACATAATAAATTACTTAGATTTAATATTGCATATATTCATCCATAAAGTGATCAGCAATCATATCACCAGCTTCACCAGCATCTTCAGCTTCACCAACTGTTTGTCCATCATTACTAACTGCAAGAGTGCCATCATCTTCATCAAGGACAACTTCATAATCAGCTATAAACGTTGGATTATAAAAACTAACATTCACAAATCCGTTTTCAAGATTATCATCATCAAGATAAACATCAACTTCTGGTAAATCATCTAAGTCGTCTTTAATTGTCTGTAAAAGTAATTCACAGTCAATAATATTGCTATCTTCAGATTCATAGATTAGATGTTCAAGTCGTTTAATTCGCTTTTCAATAGTTAATTTTTTCATTATAGTAATCTCCATATTAAACACTATGTTTACATAATAAACATATATTTGATATACAAATTAGTTGTCAATATTTAAATACCTAAAAGGATCTTCTAAATCTTCTAATGAAATTCTTTTAATACTGGATTCAATATCCAGATCTTCAGTTGGCAGTTCAGCATAATTATCTAAATCACCTGAATTATATTTTGCTAAATTAAGAATATCATCAGGATTAAATGCAGTCTCTTGTGTAATATATGCATTATATAATGCACCAACAACTGAGTCCATTCTATCTTTCATTCCGCCATGTTTTGTATCTGACGGGTGATCAACTTTATGTTTATTCCTATACCATATAAGATCAAATAATTCTTTTTTAATTGAAGATGCAAACTCTTCACTAAAATGAACTATATTCTTATAAAGGCAATCTACAAAGAATAAATATTGTTCATCTGTTTTATCAACTGATTGATACTTTACATTAAATCCATTCTCAGTTAAGAATTGTCTACTTGCTTCACTTTGAAATTGGTCAAAACTTATAAGTCCAATTTTTAATCCTAAATTGTCTCGCATGTATTTAATAAATTCATGACATCTAGCAATTGATACTCGTTTAGGTGCTGGTGGTGGAACAATTCTTAATACAAAGTCATAATAATAATCTGGTGTTTCAACTCCATCTATTATTCTTGATCCATTTTTATAACAACATGCTATACCATAAGCATCGTTTGTCACACCAATATCGATATGCAAATATCTCTGACATTCTTTATGTGGGAAGTCAATTCCATTTAAGTAATATTGAATACAGTTATATGGTTCATCGTTTCCTGTTTCAACTGTAAACTCATCTTTTGTAAATAATGGCTTTATATCATGATCAATACAAGCTTCAAATGTTGATCTTGATGAAAATAATTTACCCGTAGATGCAACAGACATTCCAGAGAAATCTTGCAATCCCTGAATTATATTACTACTATAAATTTTATAAAAATCCATTGGAACTTCATCAATGAGATTTCTATATTCTTGAGATAATTTTGAAATTGCTTCTTTTATTGTTAAACTTGGATCTAAGCTAATTCCTAATTTTGTACATAAATCAGCTGTACTATTTATAATAAATGGATCAAATTTATCATTTCCAGCAAACACATAGAACATTTCATCAGAATATGTTCCATTTGGTTTAATATCCCATAATCTTGCACGTGCATATTTAATTGAAGAATCTGTTAATGACTTTTCATATAATTTAGATGTCATTGATGATTTAAATGTTGAAGATGATATTACAAGATTTAATGAATTATTTACACCATTTGCAGCAAAACGTGATGTTGTTCTTGATAAAACTGCATTATATAATTCTTCAACAGAACCTAAATCCACTTCTGAACCAGAGCTATTACCAAAGAAGTTAGCCTCATCAATTATACAGCTAATGCAGTTTAAACCAATCATATCTGCAGTTGAACTTCCATAGAATATTCGAATATTTTCAGGAAAGTCCAATGTTGAATTTCTAAATTGATTTCTTTTAAATAGCTCTCTAAAATATGGTACGCCATCTATTATTGATCTTAATTGTGAAAATCCAGATCGTTCAGCTTGGTACTTTGTTAAACTAAAATACAAAAATGCTGTCATTGTGTTTGACATTAAACCAAACAATCCGGCAATATTTTTATAGCATGATAACTCATACAGTTTTCTTAATATAATATAAAGTCCAGCAGTCGACTTGCCAGTATTGTGATTTATTAATCCACCATCTGAAATATATGTGTGACTACCGGCTACCTCAATATCACCAACAATGTTACATGAATAAACTTTATTTATAATATATAAAAAAGTATATTTATTATCTCTTAATACAGTATTTTTTTCAAGCTTTATAATTTTGTCACTTTCAGTAATGTCTGATAATTTTTTAAATATAATACTGCTGCCATCAAATACTTTTAATAAATGATCGCTTGATCCAGTAAATACTGTACCATCATTTAATGTTAATGTTATTGTTTCCTTTTCACCAATAATATGTGTTGCAACTATCTGTTCAACACCATCTTCAGTATTAATATATACTTTTACATCATTATTAAGAAGTTCTTGTATTTCATTTAGATGCAGTAGACCTTCAGAAGTTTCATACAGTGTATCATTAATAGGTCTACAGCCTATGCCGCCTGTTAATACTATCTGATTATAATGTTGTTTGCCATCTTTAAAAATATCACAAATAAGATTTTTCCAAAATGGATATAGCTTGTCAACGCAATCACGTCCGCAATAATATTGATCATTTAACCACTGTTCTATTGGAACTATAGGTCTAATTTGTTCAAAATCTTTCACTTGTATTTTGTCGATAATATTTGCGACTTGATCAATCTTTTTATCACCTGTTAAAATTTTTAATAGCTTTGCTACTTTTACATCCGGTTTACTCATTACTAGGCTCACATTTGATATATTATGAATATAAATAAAGCTATATTATAACATAACTTTATTTTAATAGATAGTATATAAAATAAAAGCCCCCAATTGGGAGCTTTTGCTATTTATTTATCCTAAATCAGATAATTGAGGTCCAGTATCTTTTAAATATTTAACAGCTAAATTAATAACTTTTCTAAATTCAAAATATACCATTTCGTTGCTTTCAGTAAAAGTAACACCAATCTGCTTACTCAGAAATATCTGGCAATTTAGTAATTCCTGATAAATTTCCTGCCTTGCTTGTAATACCGAGGCTGACGCTACTGTCGGGGCGAAAAAAGTCAGCCCAGATGTCAATATGTGTTGTATAATATCTATCACAGCTTGAACACTGCATATCCTGAGTCATTTTTACACCAAATACATCATCCATTTGTTTAAATGCTTCATTAATATATACAGCATCTTTTGGAGATATATTTTCGTACCAATCAGCTTTTTCAATAATGTCCATATTGTCTACATCAAGTAATGATACAATTGTATATAAATTTGTAAATTCACTTGGGTCTTTTTTAAACATGCTTGCACGCTTTTCAGCTGCAGCCTTTGCTTTAATTGTATCAGCACCTGTTGGAAATCTTAGTTTAATCTCTTTTCCTGATGGTAATACAATTGGGATTGGATATTTTTCAACCTGTAAATAGTTTACATCTACAGCATTAAGATCCCAATCAATAGTTGTAACTGTATTACATCTTGGACATGTAACTTGTGTTTTAAGATTATTGCCAAGTGTCATTGCGCGAATCTTAAACAGAATAGCTAAAATATCTTGCTGATTCATATTTTTAGCTTTAATTGGACAATCTACTAAGCATGTTTCAACAAATTGTGTAAGTGCCTGTTCTGATGCATTCCCTGTTAAAAGATCTTTATATGCCTTTGTTGTAAAAGGTTTAACTTTTACAGTGCCATCAAAATCTGGTAACTGATAAACAATACCCATAGATGGAAGTAACATTGATTCTGAAAACGCCATACTAATCTCCTGTTCATATGTACTTATAATTATGGCTAGTACTATTCTTTTAAAATCAATACATTTAATATCACTCATTTATAATTTTCTGGATTTGGGTACATTTCAAAAAATTCAATTCTGCCTTTATCTGTTAGAACATCATAATCCCATGTACCATCCTCATTATAAAAATATAATCTTGTAAGATCACCTGATAAAATCATACAAAATTCATTTATTAATAATAGCTTAGCACTTAAAATGGCAGCTGATAAACTATGAAATCTTCCATAAATTTCACCATCACCATTTTCATCTAATCTATATAAATAATAATCATTTTTGTTTATCATAGCAATCTCACAAGCACTAATATTAACTATTTATATTAGATATGTAAGTGATGACATTCTGAACATCCTGAATGTTTCATACAAACAGCCCATGCAATTAAATTGCCGAGATCTCTTTTTAGTTTTCGTGCTTTTGAAGGTTTAAGCTGGTTACAATTTGTAACTGACTCAGCTAGAATATCTTTAATTGGTTGATTAATATTAATTGTATTGTCAATTAAAATTGATGAAATAAACTTTCTAACACTATTTGGTGTATCTTCTGATGCTGCTAATTCACTTACCTCTTGGAAAATAAAATCATTTAAATCTAATTTTTCATTTATATGCAAAGCTTTTTTCCATAAATCATCAAATGTAACATCATCTAGCTTTGCATAGTTAGATGGAAATTGCATATAAATATCAGAAGCTTCATCATAAAGTGTTGTATGAATATCTGAGAACCCAATTAAATCAGAAAACTTACTTGAAAATGTTAGCATTGGTTGCAATACAGAACCAGGTACACTTTTAAATGTATTAAATAATACTTTATTACCAGATAGAATATCATCAGATTTCACAAGAATATCTGTATCTTTATCTTCGATATTATATCGTTCTTTAAATGAATGAAAACATGTAAATGATGTTGGATAATCTGAAATACTAATAGGCCATGGAGATGGTCCATATTCAAAGATAGTGCCTTCTTCACCTCTTTCACTATGTACATTTAAATCTATAATAAATGATACATCATCTGACGTTGCATAAAATACAAAGCAATCAGCAAAACACTTGAATAGTTTATTAATAATTGGTAATGCTAAATCTATAACATCTGTTTCAGAACAAACAGCATCTAATAATCGTACTTTAACACCAAGTGCATCTACAAGCTTTTTCAGTGCAATCTTAGATAATGAATACGTATTATTATTTGTTTTTATAACATAAGATCCATCAGCACTTATATCTTTTTCAAAAGATTTAACATCTGCTGATTTAATTGCAAATGGCTGTGGAATATATTTACACATAAAATCAAAGTGTTCAACAAGACTATAACTTTCTAATGGCATACATAAACCCCTATATAACAAAGTTAACGAATATAACTTATTCTTAATATACATTATAATGTAGCAAATATTAACCTAACTTCATCATCATAATTTCCTGTCATACTTTCAATAGTATCGCACATTCCAACTACTTGATAAGCTTTTTGACACTGATATAATGCTGTTGTTAAATCTCTAAACATTTCTCTATTTACAGGAAATGTCATTTTATCCCATATACACTGTTTATTACCATCACATTCATCAGATAAATTTTCAATATCATACCAATCATCATCGAAATTAACTTTCAAACCAAGTGCTAAACACGTCGCTTTAAAAATTGTATTAAATTTTTCTATTAATTCATAGTAATGTTTTCTTAACTCTTTAGTAGTGCAATACTGAACTTTAAAATCACCTTCATATAAACCAGTACTTAAATTTTGTACAGATGGATGAGATGAATCTTTTGCAGATATACATGGTAATTCATCCACAAATTCATCTTTAAAATATTTAAAATCATCACATATAGCTGGTATTATGAGTGGTTTCCATTCAGTTGTATCTTTTTCTTTTATTTCTGCATATACAAATATATTCCATGACATAATAAACTCCAATTAAAAATCCGGCTTAAGCCGGATTTTATTTTATAGTTCATCCTCATTTATGCTAAATGTTTCACCACATTCAATAGCTTCTTTATTAAGAAGATCAGCAATATGTAAAATAGTCTTTTTATAGAATTTATTAAATATCTGATTACTAACTAACTTATTATTAGCTGTATTATACATTATCTTTGACAGCTCTTTTTTATTAAGATGATATACAATAAATAGCTTAGCTAAATTATATTCACTAAATGGTATTGATGTATTATTTGCTTTTAACACAATTCGTTTAGACTCTGTTTTATCCATTTCAGATAAAATCCATTCAGCTCTTTTTGTTGCATCAATGCTTGATAAATCAATTGGTGAATCATCTTTAAGCATTAAATCACCAACTGTAATACCTGAATCATCATCTCCACATGGTTTATCAAGTATAGCTACTTCATCAGGTTGCGATACTTTATGTTGTGTTTGCCACATTGCTGTTCTAAATAACCAACAATGAATAGCTGGATCTAATTTATAATTAGCATTAAATCTTAAAATACCATCATTAAGCAAAAGTTTATAAGCACAGATTTGATAAAAGTCATTGAATGACATAAGCCATCGTAAACGTGCCTCACATGGTTTATAATAAATACTTTTTGCTTTTCGTTTAAGTGTGTCTAGCACTTCATCAGTTGACATAACAAGATATTTTAAATTTGCCTTTTCTATATCAGTCATATTATTTAAATCAAACTGATGTGCATTAACCATAAGATCAGAATATTTTGTGATCACTTTTTTAGTACTATTACTAGATGTTAGTGCATCTAGCTGCCTTCTTGTGCAAGTTGTCATATTTATACCATACTTGCTTTCAATATCACGAATGGAACTTGACTTAGATGTTGAAATATTTTTCATACTAAAATCCTTTATATGATTGTTACTACATGAACCACTCATGCAAATTATATAACACAAGTAAGCTTTATTGTCAATATGTAATTTAAGAATTTTTGAGCTCGTGCATAACTGTTCTTGCTATTGTTGTTTTAACAATTCTCCAATCACAGTTTTTATAACTTTCACTATTGCTTATTGCATTTACAGCTTCCTCTTCAGACAGAAATCTTACAGGTGAACTATTCCACCAGTCATAACCAATGTTTTCACCACGATATTCTATCCAAGATGCGCTATTGATCGAATTGTAAGGCAGTTCAATTGTATAATAACAATGTACTTCAGTATCTTTCATACAAACCTTCCTATACATCAAAGTAGTGATGTGGAATACCATTTATACATTTAACTTTTGCAGTTTTATATTCTTCTTCTGTCATAAACAGAATTTTGAAATCTGATACTGATTTACCACGTTTGAAATATTTTTTGCAAATTTCTTTTATAGCACTCCATTCGCTAAATCCATAATAATGGCCATATTTATCAATTACAACACCATCTTTAGAATTTATTAATACTACAACGCCTTGTAACAGATAAGGTAAAAATACTTCATTACTATTATCATATCTAGGAAATCTTATACACTCTACTTCATTAAACATTTTCCATGCAGTTTTTGTAATACTCTTTTTAAGAGCATCCATTGTACATGGATTAATATACTCATAACCCTGTTCATTTGTGCGAAAATTTATAATTGAAGTAGCCTTTACCATTTGCAAACTCCATATAGGCTGTGAGCAAGGATCCATTCCATGCTCATTTGTTGTTTTATTTATACCACAGTTTAACCAGCTTGTCAACTAAAAAATTCAGCTGACTGAAATTTTTTCAAAGAGTTATCAAATGATCCGTTCAATCATTTGATGAGCTTATCATACCCTAGTTTAATCAGTTTGTCAACTAAAAAATAAAGAAAAAGTGTATCGAATCATATCAGCTAATTGATTAAATTCGATACACTTGACACAATAGACACTTTATTCAGACTTATTACTATCTTCTATAGGCACTGAATTATAAATTGAATTATATGATTGCAATATATTCGCTATTGAAGTAACTTTTGAAGCACATATTATATATGATGACTGTAATGATATATATGCCATAAGCAAATCACCATTCGTACTTATTGAAGTATTTGTTGGTATAGGATCACATGGAGAAATTACTACTTCTGGAATTTCAGGGTGAATATATTCAATCTTCGTTTCAGTTATAGTTTTGTAACAACCAGTACATAAAAGACAAATAAATAACAATAATACAGCTCTGATTATATGATTATACATAAAAACCTCACTATTTATTACAATATATATTTGTATAGATATAGCAAGGTTTATATTTTAATCATTATTACATGTAAGACTATTTGTCTCTTTCATTAAAATGTCAAGTAGCGAATTCGGCAATTCAGTATTATACCAATCTTTTGCAACAGGATCTTTAACAATTGTCTCATAAACTTCTTGTTTAATGCCCATCTCTTCCTGACGAGTCTTTTCTATATTTTCAATATAATCATTTGTAATATTTATAGTTTCACGAAAAGACTCTACATTCTTTTCAAGAGATTCTACTTGACAATTAAGTGCTGCAATTTGATTATTCTGTTCTGTTATTGTTACATTAAGATCACTAATTTTATTATTTAAACTATTAACATAAACAAAGAAGCAGATAATAGTTGTAACAATAATAAGAACCGCTATTGCAGCTAATATTATTTTAATCTTCAATGTCATAGCACATAACTCACATCATAATACTTATCTTTATCATCAACTTTATCTTCTTTTACAATTAAATATGGTAAATTTGGTGATTCAGACACAGGCATTGCATAATTACAAGTATCACTACCATCATACCAATCATTAATAACCATTACAACATCTTCATCGACTTTTTTATCATCATTAACAACTGTATAAACATACTCTTCCATACTAAATCTCCCTACCAGACATTAAAAGTTTTTCTCTTTTCTTTAATTCTTTCATCCTCAATTTGTATGTTGCAATATCTTCAGCATTATCAAATTGAAAATCAGAATTACCAAAATCCTTTAAAAATAAATGTGCATATAAGAATGCTTCAGCAGCATCATTATTTACCTTCTTTTTAGTTCCAAGTATTGATATTATCATATACCCAGATTTTTCAAGAATTTTAAGATATTTTTCAGCTAAATTTTGAGAATCTTTTTTATCATATTTATGACCATGAATTCTACTACGCAATGTCGCTGGATTATATGTAATTTTTATATGTGATTCAAATGTATGATATATTAATGTATCTAAGCTATATAAAGCAGACGACATTGATGACATTGGTAATGGCTCTTCACTTATTAAATCATAATCATCATTATATTTTTTAAATATTTCTTTTAGTTGATTTACAATAGATTGTGCTGCATGTACAACATTTTCAAATTGCTTTTCACCTATTTTACATGCCGCTGTAAAAAATTCTATTTTCTTTTCTAATAAGTCTATTACACAAATACCTGTTCTAGTAAAAGATGGATCTAGTGAGATTAAATATCTTGACATAATTAATCACCAAGCAACACAAGACTGCCATTTGTATATACTCTTTTATTATTTATACTAAACTCAGCAATATCTTTATCAAAATCAAAAATTAAAGATTCTATTTTAGCTGATTCCCAAGTATCAGGTTCCATTGTTTGCAATCGTAATAACAGCACTTCAAGTAATACTAACATTCTACCAGCTTCATTAATCTTTTCACCATTATTAATATACTCTCTAGCCATTATATCATTATCAAAAGCATCAGATGTCATTTCAGCTATTGTACTAAGGCCGCCTTTTGGTAAGTTTTCAACATTTTCAATATTTAATGTTGCAGAAATACCAATATCACCAGGTTGTGCACTATAGCCACTTGTAAAAATAAATTTCAATGTATTATTATCATTTTCAGGGAAAAATATACCACCTATAAATACACTTTTCCATGATGATACTTTTTCACTTACATTACACAATGCTATTTTATATGCTTTTATAAAAGTTGTTAATTTCATATTAAAGCTCAATATAATTGTTATTTAGGTTCATAAAATTTACTAAATGGATTTTCATCTAGTTGCTTATTTTGCTTTTTATTTTTACCACGTACTTCAGGTCGTTCATATGTTTTCCAATATTGTGCTACATAACTTGGCTTACCTTGATTTCTAGCTTCTTCTGATACTGAATATTCAGGACGTAAAGCGTCATAAGGTCTCATATAAAATTTACCACACAATCTAGCATAGTGTGCTCTACTTTCAAATACAGGCCAAGGTACATCATCTTCAGTTGCAACCGAAAGATAAAATACTTTTTGCAAAAATCCAAGCTGGTACATTGTAGTACAGTATGTGTTTGCATTATACTCATATGTACAAGATGTTTCAATATCCAAATCCCATACATAATATCTTGTATATGCACACATATAATTTACACTAACATCATGATGTTCAACATATCTCTTTGTAAAATATACATTATCTAATAATATTTTTAAAGATTTTCCTTCATGTATATCTTTTTCTCTAACAACAAAGCAATTTTCAATTGAATAATCTTTTGTCTTATCTTTTCGTTGTAAATAAGCAATATATGTATCATTATCATATATAAGCTTATTTTTAAGACACCAAATACAAAATTGCTTGCTATCTTTAAATTCATCAGATAGTTTAATACCACGTGCACCTATGAATTTATACATTTTATATTCAGGTTTATAACAACTATTAATTAGTCGTTTCCACCATTTATAAATGACTGGGTAATTTTTCTTAAATAATGCGAATGTTTTAAAATCAGAATTTCTTATTTTTATATATTGTGCATTATTTATTGCATCAATATGTTCTTTGAGAAGATTTGGATCATCAACAACAGCTACTAGTGGATTGTTCTTTTCATAAATCCTATTTACAAACTCTATACTTTTACGTTTATATTTGCTAGCCATAATAGATTTATTTATATAATACAAATAAGGGGAGATATTAATATCTCCCCTTAAACTTTAAATATATTTAAATTACTTTACACATTAAATACATTATTCATTTCATCAACAGAAATACATTTCTGATCTTCAATTGGAGCTGATGGATCACCAAGTTTCATTGCAAGCTCTTCAGCTGTGTATGTCTTACCAATAGCGTCAAGAATCTTATCACCATTTGTTGCCATATATTCAGAAATATAATTTGAAGTTGTTTCACTGTTATGCCATGAACATGGACCTGCTTGTGTTACCTGACACTTTTGATATTGTGTTGATGTACAAGAAAACAATAAATCCATATTTGTAATAGAACCACCAATTTCAGATAGCAATGAAATCTGATCATACATTTCACCGCCAAGTACTAATAATCTTAGTTCTACTTTTTGTGAAACAATTCTACCTGAATTATCAGTTTCATATAAAGCAACTGGATAACAATATTTAATGCTTACTTTATCACAATATTTACAGCATGCGCCACCATCACAAATAATATATCCAGCATCTGGATGATAGTGTAATTTAAGCATTAATACATCTTCTGTTAGAATTGCTAAACGAACTCTTCGACCTTCTTCAAATTTAAGTTTTGGAAATGGAAACTTTGAAAGTTTAGAGCCAGTTGGAGCAACAACCACAGATGGACAATTTTTAGTAAGATTTAATGACTTAAGTGAAAATGCTGGTTTACCAGTAGCCATTGCAGTTGAATTTGCAGAAGTAACATCTAATTCGTTTGCCATAATTTGTTTCCTTTTTGTAGTTTGTTTGTTAATGACGTTGGATGCTCGATCCGTGTCGGAACAATTAATATATACAAAGAATGATAACTATATTTAACAGTTTCATTCTAATAATATTGATATTTTAATTTAAAATGCCATTCATTAAACGAATTCTGTCTATTTCAGTTCTAATCTCATCTTCAATTCGTTCATATACATTATTTATAATAATGTCAATATCACACCAATTATCATATTTACCACAAATAATCTTTTCACCACTTTTAGTTTCCCAATATGAATCAGATCCGCGGTAACAAAATTTCCATATACCCATAATTGGTTTTCTTTGACCTTGTATAAAATGACCAACTACACAAGTTGTCCCATTAGGTGGAGAGCTTCTATCGAGACGTTCCCAATGCATTGTTTATCTCATTATAATGTATTAGTCGTTAATCATATGCTTATGTGATAATTTATTTACAAATAAAACATCTATAAGTAATATACCACCGTTAGAATTCATATCGCAGTAAGTATGTTTTTTAACAATTTTCATTGTTCCTTTATAAGGAAATACTACTTTTGAATTATCTGGACTATACAATTTAAGCTCAATATAATGTTCTGTGTTAATCCAATATAAGCATGAATCAAATAATGTCCTAGTTTGATCATTAAGATAAAAACTAGCTAATATCTTACATTTTGATTCAGTTACTTTATAATCAACTTTTTCACATGATAATCTTAAATAGTCTTTATTGTCAACAATTAATTCAAAATGGTTTGATCTAAATGCTTCCAAATTATCAGTGATTAGTGCATCTGACATTTATAGTTCCTATATAATGATAATATTAAAGTGGATTTATAAATCCACTTTAATTATTTTACTTAATATAAAAGCTCATTTGAGGATTTTATATCATTATACTTTCGCATTTTTGCATGACCATCAGAGTCAATATACTTAACATATTTATAATATTCACATAACCACATTTCAATTTGATTTAATGTGAAATTGAATGTTGTACGTACATATTTATGTTGATCTTTATCCCATGCTATATAATAAAATCCATCTGAATCTTTAAATCGTTCTTTTTGTATATCATTTAAACATTCTTCTGAAATTTCTTTTATAAACTTAATAGCATCAATAACATCAGCAGCATATTTAACATTGCTGAAAATATATTTAGCACCACCAGTTGAACCAGGGCCTGCATTTGTAGCCGAATTAGCATCATAGCTCATTATATTAATGCCAGTATATTCTTTAATATAGCACAGATCTTGGAAAAACTCATGTGCCATAAATTTACCTGTACCCCATATATTTTTACTCATCCATCGAATAAAGCTATAGGCTGACTCTTCCTGGTCTTTTGCATCAAATGATTCTTTTAATTTATTATATAAGTCTTTAATCTTATCATGCAAATTTTTTAATACAAACTTTGCAAAATATTCACCATTATTTTCAAACTGAACCAGTTTACCATTTTCATCTGTAAGTTCTTTTCGTGAATACTGCAAAAATGCTCCATGTTGAATTGGAGTACCATTTGCTATAACATTATTTTTTAAATAAGCATAGAACTTATCTGGATCATATTTACCATAATCATCAATGACATCTACTGATTCAAATATTCTTGGATTATTTAATGTTCTAAAAAATAATGTTTTCCAAATTAAGTTTAGATTATTTGCATCATCTGATTTATATTTATGCCAGCAATTAGTATTTAAAATAATATTCTTAATTAGAAATTGTGATGCACGATCTAATTCTCGATATACATTTGTAAACCTATATTTCTGATAATATTCATCAGTTGTCCATTGGTCTTGTGGCAAATTTAATACAAATCGCTTATACCAAATTTGCTGCCGCTCATACATTGTATAAAAGAAAAGATCTAATCGTTTTTTATTTAAACCAAGTTGTTTAGCTTTTTCACTTTGCATTAAATTGCTCATACTTACTCACAGTATAATTTAGTGTTAATTAAACATTATCCCAAAATGCAGCAGCTTTATCAGCTGTTTGTAATTTTAATACAAGTTTATATTTTGCAAGTGCATTTGCAACAGATGTAGCTTCATGAAGATTGCTTGAATAAAATCCACCCATGTGCCAACGAATAGCACAAATTTCTTCATCTGTAAGTTTCATATATTTTTGCAAAATAATTACAGACTTTTCACCATGACCAATTGGAAGTTCTTCATGTTCATCATATTCATAATATGGAACTTGAACCCATTTACCAGTTGAATCTTTTACATTTCGCATTGACTGCCTATATAAATTTACTTTACACAAATCATGAAATAATGCAGAAATTGCAATTGATTCATCAGATTCAAATTCCTGAAATGATTTTGCATATTTATATACTGCAATTGAATGTGCAAGCAATCCACTTTGTTCAGATCCATGAGATCTTGTTGAGGCTGGTGCTGTATAAAAATCAGTGGTCTCTAACCAATTCAATAAATCTTCAATGCCGTCTCGATGAATATTACTTTTTACAATAGATTTAAATTCATTTTTTAACTGTTCAGTATTATACATACAAGCTCCATATAAATAGTGTACAACTTATAGCAACAACAATTTAAATATACACATAAAAATATAAGTTCCTAATTAATTAGGAACTTATATCACAGTTAAAATAATTATTTATTATAGCTCATCTAAGATATCATCTTCAGGTGTAGGCCAATTAAATTTAAGTGTTAAATTACGAGCTCTTGAAGTACCGCCTGAAATTGGATATAGTGTTAAACTACATCTTGTTGCACCACCAAAGTTACCAATAAAGAATTCAGCCGCCCCGCGCCCATTACCAATTGAGTCATCCCAACAATCTTCAATAGCATCAGCAACATCTTTTACAGTTGGGTACCATTTGTTAGCTGCTGCATTGAGAACGCCTTTTCTGTCTAGTTCTTTAATAGCATCTTTTGGACGTGACCAACTAGTATCAGCCCATGCTGATAAAACATCTGCAACACTATTAGCAGTCATTCCATTTGGCAACTGTTTAACAGCTTCAAATTTACGAGACTTTTTAGTTGAACTATTAAATAATTTTTCTAAACGAGCAATTCTTTCTTCAAGTGTAAGTTTACGCATATTTAATTATTATCCTATTTTAAATTGTTAATAATATGGCACAATAATTATTTGATATTAATAGTTTGCTGATGTTGCATCAAATCTTGATGATGTGATCACATACTGTGCTGAATTATAAAACTTTACTACAGCCTCGGCAGACGCTTTTGCTGTTTCATATCCAGCAATTAATGCAATACATTCAGACTTAATGCCTGTAAATTGTTTAATATAAACAGATTTAACATTAAATGATTCTTTACAATTATCATTCATTAATTCATTTAATGCTTTTACAATCATTGCGTTAGAATATTGTAGCTTTTGAAGCGCATCACATATAATATTATATTTATATGTTGCTTCAGAAAACATTTCATAAAATTTATCTGGTGAACTTCTAAGCTCTTTATATGATGGCAATGGATCAGCAGTAGGGATAATTTCCATACTTTCAATAAGTGATTGAATATAACTATAAATGTTTTCAAGTGTTGCTGGTCTTGTTAAGCTCATACTAATACTCATGCTCTATTCAAGTCAATTAAAAGATGATATAATGCAATTTGCCTATTTGCTTTAGACTTTACAAATTTATATACAGCTTGTTTGATTCGTTTTCCATATCTTTTATATGATTGTATAATAAGTCTTGAATAATGTATTGAAGCACCCTTTATATTTTGTGTCTGTACTTTATTTAAAAACGTAAGCACTGATGATGTTATTAGCAATATATTTTTATCATTTACTAAATTAAAAAATTCAAAATTTAATACATCACGTGTTCCTAATATAGCTACGAATAAATTAAATACTGACTGATCAAGTACATCATCAAATGTTAATTCTGTATTGTTAATTAAACAAATCTTAATTTTTTCAATTAAAGCTTCATAACTAATACTATAAATAGTACTAAATGATTCTTTTGACTGCTTTAATTTACTATAATATATTGGAAGTAGATTCTTAATTAAACCATCATTTGTTGTTAAATCATAATCAAATTCTTTTTCATTTACAATAATCCATTTATTTGTAATACTATTTAATTCATCAACTGTAGTCGATGTTAGCTTACCAATATAGATAATACCATTTGATGATCCATAATCATATTCTTCAAATGAATTAATTATACTAAAATACGGATGAATGAATTTTAAAAAATTAATATACTGCATTGGAAAGTTAATTTTCTTTTGCAGCAATAATTTTTCATTCATTACTAAACTCCAATAATGATAATAATTTCTTCTTATCAGAAGACCTATACTTTTTCACAAGTGAATCATCATATGATAATGCTGGATTATATTTATTGTATACAAGCTGTTTATCATCTAATGATAAATCATCAAATGATATATATTCAGAATCATTTAAAAGCATTTCTCTTGCTTTGTTAATATTTATAAAGCCAACTTTATCACCATTATTAAATACATAATACTTTCTAAATTCTTTAACACGTGAAATAATTGTATTCAATATATTATCACGGCTAGCTAATAAAATTATATTTAATTTTGAGTCTTCAATAAATTTTAATAATAATGATTGGTCTTTACATGAAAGAAATGATATATCACTAATTATTACAGGAAGCTTATAATTTTTATAATTACTAAATCGATTAATTAAATCAATTAAATCATCCTTTGATTGAATATAATTTATCTCATAACTATAATTATGCTTTTTTAAATACTTTCTAAATGCTTCTGCTGCAGTCCCCACAAATAGCTTTGGAAAAATTTTTGCTTCATGCATATTGTCTAAATTCTTTTTTAACAGTAAGACCTAAAAAATTCATATAATCAATAATCATTTTAGCAATTTGTTCTTTGCTTTCAAAAAATACTATTGCTTTTAAAATTTCTTGAATACGAAAATCTGCAATCTCTTCATGCTCATTAAATTTAATTCGATTTATATATCTAAGTGCAATCCTAAAACACTTTGATATGTCATCATCTGATGTAAGTATATATGTTAATGCTTTTGTAAGATCTTTTTCTGCAGACTCATTTGGTTTTCTTGATGCGCGTGTTAAATATTTAAAAGCATTACCTCTAGCAAATGAAAGATTAAATTTGTAAATATAATCTATTGCAGATTTACCATTTTTTAAAGAATAATAATCATTGTTCATTAATGAAGAGCTCATATATTACAATAATCTCCAAACATAAAATTTAATAAATTGCTAATATAAATTATATATACAAATAAGGTGCACTATCATAAACCAATAGTGCACTTTAAATTTAATTAAATTAGCAATTATCGTTTTTCAAACTTATTTCTAACAAGTCGTTCAAGTTTTTCAACACGTCGTTCTAATGTAGTTAAATTGCCAACTTGTGAATTACCATAATAATGACTACCAAATGGTGGTAGTTCATTTCGCTCAGCTCTAATGCGTACGCCTGAAATTGTATGCGCAGGCTCATCTAGCCAAGCTGATTCAAATCTAACACCACCAACACCTTCACGCCGTTTAGCACGAGCTTTATTTAAAGTCTTTTCTTTCATTGAAAAGTACTGTGAAGTAACACCTGCCACAGTTAAACTATTAAATGTACAGTCAATGCTACCAACTTCGCCTGATCTACTATTTGTAATAATATATGCTGGGTTGCCTTGACCAACAGGTGGTGCTACTAACACAGAATCTTGTTCAAATTCTTTACCCAAATCAATCATATCTGATTTAAATGTATTAAAATCAGCAACAACATCATGTGCATTTATATCATACATCGGAACTAAAAATGATTCTTCCATAATTGGAAGTCTACGAATATCAGGATCTTGCGTAGATTCAGCGTCATCCCAATTTGGGTTATCAGGTCCGATATTTTCAGTATAACCACCAGTTACTTTTATAAATCCATAGCCTAATGATTTTAAGCTGCTTGCAAGTTGTCTGTTACGACTACGATTTTGTGAAAGTGAATATTCACTGCGAAATGCAGTTAACATTGCAAATCCACGCTTTAAATGAAAATTAATAATTTTATCCTCTGATGTCTCATTAATCTGTACAAGACCATTTTTTATATTTAATGCCATTATACAACCCCATATATAATTATGCTATTGCTAATATACTATTTATCACATTAATAATACTAATTGTATTGATATTAATCACTATGACTAATCTTCTTTACTCAATTCAATACAGAATTGATCAATATCATCTTTATTTGCAAAGAATATCATAGGTATATTCTGGTCTCTCTTTATTTTTACATTATTACAACTACACTCGAGGATATAATCAAAAAATTGCTTCCATGTAAATCCATCACCATAAGCATACTCCCAAGTGTTATAGCTACCTTTCCACCATGGAGTTAAAACACGTCTCCATCCTGAAAAGAAATCTCTACACCCTAAAGATTCGGCTTCAGTAAAAGCATCAGTTGTGATACTTCCTATTCGTTCGCAAACTGTGACAAACATACCTTCATTTTCATGAGTAATTTTATTAGGAAGTAGTACTAATAACCCACGCACACGATTAAGAATTGACTTCTCTAGCTTTTCAGCAATTATTTGTTTATCCATTGTGCAACTCCCTAATCAAACAAATCTTCAGGTAAAGTTTTAGGATTATGAAACATTTCATATACAACTTCATCATCAGAAAATATTGACCAGTCAAATTTATCTTGATTTTTATTACTTTCCCAATGTCGAGGCAACTCTAATGCCTCTTCTAAAGAGGTATATAACCATTTAGTTGGAACTTTACTACATGGTACATAAAGTGATAAAGTGTATATACTCATAATTAATCCCACATTGAAAGATAATAATCAGCAAGCAGTTGAAAACCTTCACGACGCTTTTGCTTATGATCTTCATAAGCCTTCTCTCTAACTTCAGGATCTTTACTTTCTAAATCAGGACTATCCCCATCAAGATCAGCTTTACATAATTTGAATGTATCAAGAATCTTTGTAAGAATAACATCCCACTCTTCAGGTGTACATCTAGGATCATAACTAACACCATGCTCAATCCAATGCTCAAGTGCTGGAATAGCAGTGTTTGCTAATGTAGCTCCAAATTCCCAACACCATTCAGGATCCACATCTTTTTCACAATGTTTATCTATGTCTTTTATGTTTACCCAATATGCAATGTCGCTTACATCCTTCTTAATAGCTGTTGGTGTTTCATCAGTGCTTGGATAATACCAAAATTCACCATCATAATTATAATTAAGTCTTACAATATTTCCTGATTTAAGTTTAACTAAGCATTCTACAATATCACCGCCCCAAATGCCTTCTGTAATAGGAATCCATTTCATATTACATCTCACTCCAATGATCATCAAGTTCACAAATTCGCTGTGTAACCTTTTTGTCAAAAGCAAATAGATCATCAAGCCCAATCTTTTCGCGATAATCTTTTGGTGTTGCAATACAATCAGTTAGTAATAATTGAATAAGATTTTTTACATGTGAGACAGCCGCACTTATAGCCTCAAGTGCTTGTTCCTCTTCTATAATATCATCATCGTCTTCAACATAAGCCCATTTAACAATACAATCTGGATCCATTCCATAAATACCTTTTTCATCATCTTGCTTAGAAAATGACTGTGTATCTTTATGAAATAGCATAAGTTCATAATGAGTTTCAAATAGCCAATCATCAACTGTACGATAATCAGGCATTGGATATTTATATTTAACAATACAAAGCTGTGTATCTGTTTCAATGTTAGGTAAATCTATTCCTTTATGCCATTTCATAATAAGCTCCATTATTCTGCAACTGCAGTGTTTACATCTTCAGCATAAACAGTGTTTTCTTCACGAAGCATTTCCTGTAGCTTTGTTTCAGCAAATGCTAAAATATCCTCTGGTGTATCAACTAAATCTACATCATTTTGAGAATCACACATTGCTCTATGTGTAAATATAATTAGCTTATTTAATTCATACTTATCAAGTACATCGCTATCACTTGTGACAAACTCACAACCTTTAATACATGGTGCATTATCTTCAACACTCCAAATAAACTTACCATCTTTAAATTTAAATCGAGTATAATGTCCACCATGGATCCAACAGTCAATAGCCATATCAGCCATAGATGGAAACTTTCTAATCATACGTTTAATCTGTCGACCACAAACTACATTTGTACATTCTGTATCATCGAGATCACGAAGATTAATTTTCTTTTCAACTGGTTTACTTGTATTCTCTTTCATAGCTAAATTCCTATATAATTATTCGTTAATAAAAACCCAACCATAACCATCCGGAGTAATAACATCTTCAAAGCCATCATATTCGTCAATACGATATTGATTGCCATCTATTTCACGTATTTCAAGTGTAGCACAAGGACCATTTGCGTCATCACCCAAAGCTTCAACTACAGCAACTAAATCTTTATGGTGCCGCTTATCCTCAAACCAACCAGATACATCATAACAAAGGCATTCATCTTTTGATGAAAATGAGTATTCTTTACCAGCCAAACGTAGTGATTTAATAAAATCACGAAGTTCATTATCTTTACAGTTTGTCTCAAGCCACTCAACCGCTTTTAATGAAATTGAAAACCCGCCGTAGTCATTATTGTATACCACTTTATTCATTTAATGCCTCTTCTACAGTGTCCCATAAAAATTCAATATTAAAATCGTAGCACTCATGTGCTGACTGCTGACAAGTGAAGTGACTATATAAAACCTCAGAGTCATTTTTAATAGACCCATTTTCAAGAGATTTGTTTAGAATTTCAATAAGTTGCTTTATTGTGATTGTACCCATTAGCTAACCTCATTAAGCTGCAACAAACTCGCTAAACACTATTCCGTTATTCTGATTAAACGTAACACGGCGATTGTTTGGTGTAACAATCATACATTGCTGTGGATTAATTCTATTTGCACGAATATAATCAAGACACGGGCCTAAATCCCCATTTGAGAAGATTAGCTCCATTTTCTTATTATAATTACAATAATACAGTTTAAACATATTTGTTATCCTTTATATATGGGTGAATTAAAAAGCGCCAAGAATAAGCTCAGCAATAGCCTCATGGCAAGCATAAAGCAAAAACATGCCGATTAAAATTACTGCAACCTTTACAGTCTCAAATTTGCTATCAGATTCAAGCTTCATAACACACCCCTATAGCTTTGAATGAGGATCCATTCCTCATTCATTTGTTACTTTATTTATACCACAGATTCGGCAGTCTGTCAACTAATTTTTTCAGTCAACAGAATTTTTTGTCAAAGCTCAAATGATCTGTTCAATCATTTGATGGGTTTATAATACCATAGGTTTAATCCCGTGTCAACTAAAAATTTTAGTCGATTGAATTTTTTTTTTCAAAGAGCCATCAAGTGGCCTATTCAGCCATTTGATAAATCTATAATACTACAGTTTATTCTGCTTGTCAACTAAAAATTTAAAAATTTTTGCATCAAATTTCTGATAAATTCCGATACAGTCTGATACAATTTTCTTAAATTTTTCTGTTGACAAATCAGAAAATCTATGATAAAATAAAAATTTATCCGTTATACCTTAGGTATAACGGATTTAATTTATAAGCTTATATTAAAAAATCATACTACGAATAAAAGACTCTTTAAGAATTTCACATCCGTTTATATCTTTTTCCGGACGCCAACAATTAATGACTGCATGTGTTATTCTTAAATTTCTAGCTGAAATATTCTGTCCTTGAATTGTAGCAACTTTACCATAATAAGATGGATTTAGTTTAACTGATCCATCAGCATCAATAACAGTTGCATCTTCTTTTATAAAGTCTGATACATTTGAACAAGTTGCAATTGGGTGTGTTACAATAGTTCCATCATCTTTTTCCATTTTTACAGAAAATACAAATCCAACAACCATGTTTTCATTTCTTGTATCATCTTTTCCAATAACATAATCAGTAACAAAAGCATCAATGTCACTAGCTTCATTATCTGATGTTGTTCTTTTAACTTTTACACAATCAATTGTCCTCGATGATGTAGCATGATATTTAGCATTCTTATTTTTAAGAACACAATTATGTACTAGCACGCCTTCAATAAAATAATTATGTGCATTATCAACTTCTATATCATACCGTGTAAGGCCAACATCTAACAAATTTTTATTATTTATACCATTAATTACTTCAACTGTTTGACATTTTATAGTAGGCACTAATGCCGGCGGCTCAATATAATCAGGGCAGTCAAATGATCTAAGTTTATATCTCATCGATGGATGAACATACATTCCAAACCAATTAATTAACTTCTGTGACTCAGATTTCTTAAATACAAGACTTGCACCAGATCCAGATTTTACTCGTTTATCAATACTAATTCGTATATTATTTACACCAATATTATTAAGGTGTTTTACAAGTAAATTAACCTCTTCTAAAGAATATGAACACATTGCTAAACTTATATTATTATTACTACCATTCCCATCACCCATAAACATATAGGCAAAAGTAATGGGATCCATTTCAGATAGCCATTTTCTTACTAATAAAGAATTAAAATCTTTATTTGTAATATGTTTTGTTACATCATGTCTAATACTAAAAAACCCAATATTTGATCCTTTACCAGATATACGAACTTTAGATTTATTCTTAAATTTACTAAATAATTCTTCTGTAAAATTAAAATAATCACCTAATTTCTGAGTTACAGATATTAAATTATTATCATCAATCATTCCATCAGATAATAACCATCCATGAAGTGCCTTTTCTCTATAGTCATCCAAGTAATAATTCAATTTATAAATATTCTTACATTTTGTAATAGGTGTATATTCAGTACCGTTATAGAATTTGTGATTTTGTGTAGCTACTATTCTATGAAACGTATTTAAATCAAATCTTTCATTGCATCTACCACCGACACCACGAACTATAGTCTCTGGATAAACAGTTACCCATTCACTACCTTTTAATTTACCATTTCTAAATATATTTGTTACAACTGACTCTATAACTTTATTATTTACATGATCATATGAAAGAACTTTATCACCAATAACAATATCTTTAATTCTTTTTTGTGTTAAATCTGCCATCATTACGCGGCAGTCACCAGTAAAGCATCCTTCTTTATTATCTGCGATTAGCTTTTCAAAATACTCACGTTTAGCAAATTTATTATCTTCTGTATTTTCTACAACTTTATTAAGCTCACAATTAAATCCTGATTCTTTTAATAGAGAGGCTAGTTTTTCAGCATGCTTATGTCTTTCAATCCAAGATTGATTAATATAGTCTATTTCATCATGTAAACAGTCAAATACAATAAACTTAAGCGGATATTTTTGCTGTATCTTTTTAGAGTCTTCAGTATTTAGATTTAATAATGCAGCAGTTGATTGCAGTTGTGTTAAACACTGTATATTAGTTTCAACTTCTGAATTAGAGCTTATAACTTCACAATCAAGTACAAAACAATATGGATAATAAAAGTCTTTTGCAGTTACAAGAATTGTATCACTATAATCTTGTGGCAAATAATCGGTTACTGAATTATTGCG